GTACGGTTAATCTTGGCAAGCTTGTTCATTCGATTAACAATAATCTTAATCGAGCGCTCTGATTCGGAATGCTTTCCAGCACATCCACAGCAACACTTACCATCAATACCAGAATAAACGCTTTTTACCTTTGCGATGTCAATCATGACATTTTCCTTTGTGCTTGGCATTACGCTTATACGCTTTCTTATTCGCAAACTTTTTAGGCTTGCAAACTCTGAGAGCTTTGGCGATTGGATTACGGCGTTTCATTAGATAAGGACTTTACGGGTACGACGCTTACGACGAGTAGGAACGGGCATATTTTCGAGCCCGGGAATGCCACGAAGCATATGAGCGAAATCAATAAGCTCATTTTGAGCCTGAGCATTACGCTTTTGAATTTCGGCATTACGCTTTTCGAGAGCTTCTCGAGCCTTAGTTTCGTCATTAACGCCACAAAGATCAATGCGATTCTTTACACGAACGATTTCATGAAAGGCGTGTTCGGGATCATAACCAGTAGTATGATCATTACCAATTTTACCAACCCACCTCTTATCAGAATTGCGCTGGAAAACAGAACCAATCTTATTACGGCCTGACTTAATAAAGTAAACCGAATCAGTAGCCTTAACGAGCGTATAACGAGCCATGTGTTTTCCTATCCTCTTCCTATAGTCTTATTATAGGCGATCTAGCGAGGAGATCAACTGGGTTTTTGTGTGGGAGGTCAAGTGGTTAGATGTACTGATCCAGCATCTGTTCCATTAAATATACATTATATTCATCTGGATCCATTTGATCTTTTGCATCCAAATGTTGAAGATTTTCGATAATTTGTTTTACTCTATTATCTTCAGATTGCGATACTATAGTTTCTCTTGCCTTTTCTAAGTACTTAACAAGATCTTTTTTATACTCTTTAATAAATTCATCCGAAGTAGTAACTAGCATTAGTATCTCCTTTTGGAGATTATTTAGATTTTTCTAACTTCATTAACCAAAAATTCGATAAAACCAGCATGCTTCCAGCGAGAAGGTTTAACAAATACATAAGCGCCATTAACGCCAATAACAGTACCAGTTTTAGATTCGCCAGAGCGTTTACCATCTTTGCGACGGTAAACGGTCATAGCTGGCATAAGAAGACGAACCTTATCGCCTTTCTTAAGACGGGGTTTAAGCTTAATACGGGACATAATACACCATATCCAGACCCATATTATCTACGCTACATCCCTTGAACGAGAACGCGCCATTAGGCGCAACTACTGCTGGGCACTTTCGCCCAAACATTCCACGACCAGAATAGTCGAAACGAAGCTCCTTTTCGAGCCCTTCCTTCTTAACCTTTGCAACGAACTTCTTCTGATTAGCAGAGAGCTCATAATCAGGCTTATTGAAGTTCTTCATATGGAGCTTTACAAGCTCATTATAGTAGGGATCTTCGTCATCACAGCCACAGTTTTCGTATACGTAATCCATATACTCTTCAAGCTGCCACTTATCCATCTTCACATTAACAGTCGTCATATTACATATTCCCCATGTGTTTAGCGATCATAGCGTCATCAATTCGTGCGTAACAGATATCTGCCATTACACCCAAATCAGGATAGATTGCCTTAATCCACTCGATATTGGCATCTGGAAAATGTTCTGGGCAAGACAGAACATCTGAAAAGGCTTCGAAGTTATTAACTACCAAATAAGGATCTAGATCCTCAATATAGTTGGCAAGAAAATGTTCACGGAGCATTGCATTACGAATAGGAGTCATATTAATTGCCTTTTGCTACACACTTAATGCGAGTACCTGCAATATTATAATTTGCCCAGGCACCCGTTTCTGGATTAGAAACGCGAATAATATTTTCCGCAATTTTACGTGCTGTAGGAATGTATCTAGTTTTGCCAAAAGAGCGTTCAAACGCAAATTTAGCTTTTGCAATCTTTTCAAGAGTTAGCATGTTTAGCCTCATTAAACAGTTTGCAGAATTTAGAATGAAGAGTTTCTACCCATTCAGGGCATTCATCAGGCTCAGCATTAACCAAACAATCATCCACACATTGTAGAATCTGTTGGATTTCTGCCAAAGTCAATTCAACGTTAAACTTTTTCATAATCAGCTCCCCAAAGGATATTTGCCAGAACCATAAACTTCGTCTAGGTGTTCACCCGGACAAAAGAAATTCCAACCATGGTTGGAATTAAACCCGTCATCTTCGCGCGGATCAAATCCAAATTTCTTTTTCATTTCTTTGGCAAATTTAACCGGGTCTTTACCCTCATAAAAGACTTCACGACCTTCAGGCATCATCTCGGACCACTTAGCCATAGGAAACCCCTTGTTCTTCATCATATGTATAATATAGACTGAACAAGGGGCAAGATCAACTAAGTAAGATCGAAGGACTTCAACAGGTTAGGAAACTGTCTTTCTTCCTATCGTATATTTTGGTATTAATTCCCAATTATCTTTTTCTCTAAATGGAATAATCTTAATTTGAGCTAATGGAGCAACAGGAGATTTAGTTTTCTCTTTATCTACTATTTCTAGTAATCCCCATTGTTCAAGTAAATTAGTAATAGTATTAGTTCGCGCTATATCATCTTCTGATAATGTAGAAGGCTTACCATCCAACGCAAACATCGATTTAAAATGAACGATATAGAATTTGCCTTTCTTATGTAGAATATGACAAGACTGCCAAAGTTTACGTTCACCATCTTTTTTAGAAGCTACACCGATACGAGTAAGTGTTTCTCTAATCTTAAGAAAGTCTTCAGACTGCTTCAATCTCACTTCATTAAATGTTTCTATCATTTAGTACCACCTGGGTTTAATCTTTCTTTTAGTGTTTTTATTTGTTGAGGTGTAAGAATAGACAACAACTGTTTTGCCTTGGATGAATTGTATTTATAGTATTGCATAACAATATCTAAATCTTCATTTTTCTGCTTCTTTTCCCATTTAGCAAAACGATTACGTTTCTTAATAGAATAGAAAAGATAATCATATTTCATTTTTGCAGGGAGATCAGCATTCATATTCATCTGGTTGGCATAAAGCACAGTATCAGAAAAGAAAGACAACCCTTTATTGACAATAAATGCAGGGAAAGCCTTTTCATCAGCCGGTTCTAGATTGTAGTCTTTGGTATAGCTAATTGACTTGATGTAGTCAAACGGAGTCTTTTCCGTCATGTTGTACCCCACCATTACGATATAGATCTACAATGCAATGATTACAGATCTTCACTTTTTCAATTTTATTATGAGCATATTGGATATGAACAGTATGTGCTTTGAAGAAAGGAACTTTCTTCTCTCGACAAAAGAAGCATTTAGGACGGAGCCAGTTTAGCCAAGAACCTTCTGTGTTCATTTGTTTTTCTCGTAATGCTCTCTCATCTTCACAGCATATAATTGTACTTGCTCTTCAGTCATAGGGCTATCTAGATATGCAATAAAGGAAGCAAAATCAGCAAAAGTATTTGTTTTAGGAACAATACCTGGAGACCAACCTAATTCTTGCCAGTGAATTTCACCAGTATTATCATCATAAGGATCTTGTACCCATTTTCCTTTTACAGGATGATGGCCATCGCGACCTTTATACCACTGGTTATCATGAAATTCCATCTTCAATAACCCCTTTATAGTATTTATATACTCTTTCAATTTCAGCTAATGTAGCATTGTTCTTGATGATATTTGCTCTTGTTGATACAACAACTACATTGCCTTTGACATATCCTTTTTCAGGAATTATCCTATCAACTGAGGGAGAATCTGGCGATCCTCTCCTAGTATTATATTTAAGCTTGCAGCCAAACACAGGACAAAATTCTGGAATATCTATGTCGCTTATATCAATATTGAAAGGTATACCTTTCTTCTTTGCACGGTATCTAATATGATTGAGCAAGTCTCTTTTATAGTAATCACCTAACTCTGATCGTTTTGCTACTATCTCGGCTTGCATTCTTTCTTTATGCTTTGCACGATGCTTACGCATATTGGCGTTGCACTTCTTACGAAATTCTACATCATTTGTGTATCTAGCTTTTACGTAATCAGAGTTGTTATGCATTACTTAAATTCAAGCTCTATCATACATTCAACAAGGAATGCGAGAAGGTTAATTTGTTTGTCGGCAGCAAATGCTGCCTGGTATTGGTACTTTGCAATCAATAAAACTAGTTGTGGAATACTATTTGATGTGAGAAGATCGGTAGATGCATCATAGAACTTACGGAATACTTCTACCTCTTCAAAGTCAGATTCATTTACCCACTTACGAATAGAGGTAAAATCCTTCTCTTTCATATAAGAGACAAGCTGCTTTAAGCTAGTAGCATCGAAATTAACAAGTATACCTGAATCAATGTGACCAAGAGAAGTGATACTATAGCGCTGGAGTTCATTAATAGTCTTTCTCAAATCAGGGAAGTTCTTGGTAACTAGTTCTGCAACAACCTTGCGATCATACTTAACATTCTCAGTATCAAGAATCTTAAATGCCTTAAGCAGCTGTTGCTTTGCAAGATTACCAGCTTCACTCTTCTTGAAAGTAAAGTCAATAACAGAACAACGAGACTTCAGAGGATCCATAATCTTGGATTTGAAGTTACATGTTAGGATAAAGCCACATGTAGAGGCATATACTTCCATGAACGTACGAAGCTGTGGCTGAATGTGAGGGTTGAGAAAGTCAGCCTCATCAATAATCACATACTTACGCTTACCAGAGATAGACATAGAAGAGGCGAACTGCTCGATATCTGTACGAAGAGTATCGAGGTTAAGCTCGCGTGGCGAGATAAAGATATAAGAACAACCAATCTCATCCAGCATAGCCTTGGCAATAGAAGTCTTGCCACGACCAGGCTCACCAGCCAAGATAAGGTTAGGTACTTGTTCTTGATCAACCATATTCTGGAACTGAGTCTTTAGATCCTCAGGCAGAATACAATCCATAATAGTTTTTGGCCTGTAAGCTTCCACCCAGGCGAATTCTTTAGTCATTATGTACCTCACAGTAAGTTATGCCTTTCTTCTTCAATGAGAAGTAGGACTTTACATTATAAAATTTCCACATTTCTTCAAAGCCTCTAAAAATATTGCCATTACTGCAACGCAGAAGCTTCTTCTTTGCATTACTTATATTAGGCTTCTTTCCATACTTTTTGCCATACTTTGGATTTTTATTCCCGCGCTTTCCATAGTTAGGATTGTTCTTTCCATTATAGTCACGCATTCGCATAGCATTTTGATAATTAGGAGAGCTAGAAGTATCTCCACCCGTACCACCAGCAGTCATGTTATAATCAGGAGCATGCTCATTAATAGCTATCACTTCTTCTATATCGTATCCTTCACCAATCTTTTCAATTGTAAAGTTTTCAATGCCATATTTACGCATTGCAACATAGAGTCTGTTTTTCTTTCCTGAACGAGCAGCCCATTTATGAAGAGTCCATCTCGCTTCTAGATTGGTTGTCTTGCCAATATATGTCTTACCGTTTATTAAGTTTGTTATCTTGTATATCATAAGATGTTCTTGTTGAGAGGTATCGTCCTATTTAGCTCTCAAACTTGGATTTGTTGTGCATAGCAATGTAGTATTCGATCGTCTCACCCTTAAAGTGCACAAGGCCTTTGGATGTAATACGCACGTAGTAATCAGAAGCAACTAGCTTGAGCTTTTCGATCTCCATAATGCATTCAAATACTTTAGTTGTCTCTCCGACCTCTGTAGCATACGTATTTGCATCTGGGTCTTTGGTTGAAACGGCAGACACATAAAGCTTTTCGCCATCTCCAGAAAATGCCAATTCAGTAAATTTAAGAATCTGCATAGCCTTGATAGCATTTGAGAGAACATCCCATGAAAGAGAGAACTCAACTTCTGGATCAGGGAATACAACATCCTTATCAGATACCTTCTTGAATAGAACAGGATCAGCCATACGGTACTTGACCTTGGACTTACCCTGCTTGATGATCAAATCATGCTCAGTAATCTGCAGATCGTTCTCCTTAGAAAGAGAAAGAATAGCAAGCAGCTTAGCCAAGTCGTAAATGTACACATCAGAGTCAAAAGTATCTGGCACAGTTGCTTGTGCCAGAATAGCTTCTGATTGACTCATTGTACGAATACGATTGCCGGGCTTGATTACAATTGACTGATTGATTGTCTGGAAGTTAGATAGAACTGCAATAGTTTTTTCATCAAGAATCATTATATAGTTTTTCCTTAATTGTCAAATGCAAACACAAAGCGAAATGCACCATGGTCTTTGAGATAGTATCTTAACCTATACATGTCGCCTAAGATGTCATAAACCGTCCATTGTTTAGGTTGCTCATGGCCATCCTTTACCATAGCATCCCATGTTAGCTGCCAACACACCATAAACTCTTCTAAAGTTAACCATGAATGAGAATGATATTCATCAGAGTCAAGCGTTAGCAGCGTTAGATCAGAAACGGGAATAGGCCAGCCGCGTTTATCAAACAACGGCAAGCCAAATTTTTCTTGTCTCATTGAAACAGGCCAAGTACCTGCTCCACACATATAATACCATAATAGATAATTTCGGAAGGATACTCTAGGGTGCGCATTAATATCGCTACCAATATCTGCAAATGTAGTGAGAGCAGGTAGCCTATCAATATTACAAAGACCTATCCAAACACCATCGGGCATTTGGCCTTCGATTACCATATGGATATCTTGTCCCATTATCTCTTCTTAGGCTTTAGTGCTTCTGGGTCTGCAGTTGCTGGAGCACCCAATGCAGCAAGATCAGGTAGAGATCCACCAAAGATATAAGAACCAACGTGCTGTGTTCTCATCCATGGACAGATCCAGGTTCTTAGACCTGCTTCCTGTACCTTCTGACAGAACCAATAATCTTCAGATAGGTAACGCTTGCTCTTTGCTTGGCCTTTTTCATAGATAGCCTTTTCAAGTGCATCTAGATCGTCCTTAATATAAGCAACGCCATAATCACCATTATCATCTGCTTCAATCTTCTTACGAATCTTCTGAATGCCATCACGATACTCTGTAGCATAATCTACAGTATCAATCTCGGCCTGGAAGAACATCATGATTTCACGAGAGCCATCGAAATGCTCTGTGCGAACGTGGTCAGGACGATAGTAGTACTGAGGATACTTCTTCTCAAATACTTCAAACGTCTTGCGACGAACCATCATCATACCAGTACCAATTTCTAGTACTTCAACTGGCTGATGAATAGGAATTTCGTTCTGATTACCTTTGGGATTGAATACATAATCACCAACGAACTTCTCTAGCTCATTAGGATTATTATCGGCAAATCCCTTATCAACTGCCAGCTTTACTTTCTCCCAGGATATACACTTCTTGGGATATGGTGCACCAATAATGTCATAAGGCGAATCATCACCCTGCATTGCTAGCAGGCCAATAACATCGTGTGGATTGAATCCAATGTCGCTATCGACAAAGAATAAGTGTGTGAAACCAGAGCGCATGAATTCATCTACGCAGTAGTTTCTTGCTCGAGTGATGAGAGATTCGTTGAATAGGAAGTATAGTCGACATTCGATGCCCTGTGCAGCACATACTGTAACTAGGTCTGCAATAGACTTGGCAAACATACCAGCATTCTGGCCGCCATACATCGGAGTAGCAACAAATAGCTTTCTCTTTCTCAGATCCTCCATCGATACTTTAATTTCAAAAGGCTTAACCTGCATTATTATTCCTTACTTATGGTATTTTGCTTCATCTGGCTTCGCCTTACCGTCCTTGAATCCATATGAACCATCATACTGATGCAATGCTTCTGCTTTGAATAGCAAGAACTGGGCTACGCGAGTGCCTGGTTTAACTTTAAATAGAGATGTTGTAACATGAAGACAAGCGCCCATAGCACCATTATAACCAGAGTCATATAGACCAGTTGTGATGTAAACGCCGTTTCTGTTGAGTGTGGAACGAGGAAGAACAAAACCAGCCTCGTCTGGTCCGATTGTAATATTACCTAGAACAATCTCATATGCACCCGGCCAGAGATGCCAGTAGCCATCTACTTCAGTTTCGATAGCTCTGGTACCTCTGTGGGATTTAGATTCTTCGTCAAGTACAAATGTATTGTCGAGAATCTTAAAGACTTTTGTGAGACGTAGATCAACAGCGTTTGGAGATAAACACTTTTCATCTAGTGCATGTACGAATGATGTAGAATTTTCACTTGCAATATGTAACATAATACCTCAAAATCAAATGATCACGTCAAAACAAATTAGACGGTCTTCTTAGCAACCTTCTTGGTCTTCTTTGCAGCTGGCTTCTTAGCTGCTACCTTCTTTACCTTTGCAGGCTTCTTTGCGGCCTTTACAGCCTTCTTTGGCGCCTTGGCCTTCTTTACTTCATCAGTCATTGCATTTTCCTTTCAAATTAAAATCATCCGAAGTAGTAAGGATTTTCTACGGTCTTAAAATGCACACCGCTATCCGTGATTGCTACTCCAGGTTCGAATCGCCACACCACATTGGGCTCTAGTGAACGAGAGCCATCAAATCTTGTAGATGACACATTATATTTATCATCTACAAACAGGGGTGATATCTCATTTCTGAAAAGATATAGATTATCCATATCTGTACCCCAAGGCTCAACATACAGACAAGCAAATGTGCCATCAACGTTGGTTAGTGTTTTAAAACCAGCTCGATAGATCATTTGTACCATCAGCTTGGTATCCCAATCATTATAGCAATCATATATTGCATCTGAACAAAAGCTAAGTAACTGTTGCATTGCTTTGATGCATTGCTGCTTAACAATTCCGTTATGCCAGAGATAATGGCCGTTCCATTCTGCAGGATGAACAGAGTCGATTGACTTAGCTTCTGTTGTAGGAGCCTGCATATGGCAAATGCAGTAGTGGCCAGGCGGGATAGTAATTTGATCAATAGGAAGAGGTCCCATGCCCTTCTGGACAGAGACCAACTTCTGTTCTGCTACTGAGTAGAAACTTACTGAATGAGAGTGCTGACCTCTATACTCATTCAACTTAGCTAGTTTTACGAGATCTTCTTTAGTGAATGAACCTAAGATGCTGCACATTATTTTTCCTTACAATTATCAAAATGCCATCTTTTAGCATTACCTATACCCATAGTAATATAACAATGAGGGCAAGTCAAGAGCTGTTTGGAGGCATGGTTGCCGTTAATAACAGATTTTAGCGCTGCTTCTCGTTTTAATTGTTTATCCTCAGTTGAACGTTTGCGATCTTTCCACCATTTATTAAATTTTCTTTCATAAACACTTTTACGAGCATCAGGCCTCAAACGACCCTTGTTAGCTCTCGATATCTTTTCTTTTTGAAAGGGTGAGTGTTTATAATTTCTTTCATCATAATAAGTATACCCACCAGCAGCTGATTTAGAAAGATTGTAACATTGAGGGTTGTTGTTTACACACCTATCAATTATTTCTTGTTCTGCTTTTTTTGAATCATCTGCTGTGGCAAAGAAAAACATTTCACGTCTAATAAATTTTTCTTTGCCATACTTTTTAATTGCAGCTTTTATACGCTTACCAGAACCAAAATAATTATCTTTAAGTATATTGGTTGATCTACGGCCGTAGTAATATTTTCCATTAATAGTGTTTATAACAGCATAAACAAAATGATAACGACCGTCATCTCCTTTTTGATATCTTGATATCATGGCCATATAATATTTTTTGAATATTTTATTGGATCTTTAATCTTATTATACATAAAAGCTTTAATACGTTCAGAACAAGAAGGACAATTACCACAAGACTCATTATGTTCATTAGGATTATAACAAGTAAGTGTATGTTGCAACAGATCAACATTTCCATCAAGTTCAAACAACATCTTAATCTCTTGTTGCTTAGTTAATGAACTAAATGGAGCTTGTATTGCAATTTTAATAATACGGTTCTCACTAAGAACGTTGTTTACTTTATCAACAAATCGCTGAGTAGTATCATGATAATTGTACTCGTCGTTTTGTTGTAACCCCATGTATACATTATTCATATTAGCAGTTTCTGCATAAGCCGCTGCAATTGACATTAGAATCATATTACGATTAGGCACATAAGTCTTGGGGCGAGGGTCGCCTAAAACATCTTTAATTGTTGGCATATCTATCTCTGGATCAAGATTTGCAGAAAACCCTTTTCCAATTTCAAACATAAAAGGCAATTGAAGCACTTTATGTTCAACTCCCAACAAGCTTGTTGAAGTACGGGCTTTACCTACTTCAGCTGATTGCTTCTGACCATAATCAAACGTCAGAGCTCTTACATTTTTCGCACCATAGCGCTCAACGCACAAACGCATAGCAATGGTGCTATCCATACCACCAGAGAGAATAACAATAGCGCCTCCATCTGGTAGCGTATCTAGAACATCTTTAAGCATAAGACCTCTCATAATTTTTAATGTTGGCTAAGATTGAATCAATCTTAGCCTTTCTTCTTTCACTCATATGGTCTTTAATCATATGACACAAGCTAACAAAATCATTGCGCTCACTTACTGATAACCACCATTGTGTCTTATAGGGAGTGCCTTTAACTGAAACATATTTTGATTCTTCAGTATATACTCTTTTACCTGTTCTACCTACTGAAAGAAGCTTATGAAGCCTAAGCACAACATCTTCGTCAGTTGAAGCAAACAACATTTGACAACAATAATGACCAGTAGTAGGGTTTGTCCAGTCAGAGAAACAAGCCTCTCCTTCTAGCATTCCTACTACCCAGCCTTTATCAAAATCTGTAATCTCAAAATTTCTAACTTTCGAGATTTTCTTTGAACCCTTCTTCATTGCCTCATAGTCTTACGGTTGAGAATTGAAGTGTTGATAAGATTGCCAGCAAATTTTTCAAGCACGTCAGGGCTGCTTGCTCGTACTGGGTTGATGTCAATACCACCTCTACGCGTATACAAACACGCCACTAATAATTCTTCTGGTTGTAATTTTTGCCAGAGTCTTGTGTATATACACTCGGTCACTTCTTCATGAAAGTGATTTTCATTACGCATTGAAACGATATACTTAAGAATCAACGCACGAGGAATAAACTGCTTGGCGCGATAGAAAATATGTACATCACCCCAGTCAGGCTGATTTGTTACCCGGCAATTAGAACGAAGAGAGTGAGAATAAACATACTCTGGAGCTGTCTTATCATCAACATAAGGAGTTACCTCTAGCAAATCTGGATTCTCGCTATAGTCAGTAAACTGCTCACCCTCGTAATAATAGTTGTCAAGATCACCTGCATACCCCGGGACTGAAAGAGGCGGTTCTACAAACACTTCATATGTATGAAGTTTAACGCTGACGTTGGGCCCCAGAATATTGCATAGATCAAACTTAACCATCATCTCAACAAAGTTGGCTGCTTCAGTGGCTGTCTTACCAGCCTTAAACATGTTATATGAGTTAAGATACAGTTTCAGAGACTTTGACTCTACAATATTTGGCGAGGAGGCTGGGTATGCAATTCGCAGTACGCCAGAAAGTGGATAACCATTATCAAGTAGAGTAGAAAACTCGTAGGCGTTCCAAACATCATAGCCAACAAAAGGCAGGTTAGCATCAGAGAGATCATACTGCAGACGGTTGAGAGAACGCGGGATAGGTACAAGTAGTGATGGGGTGACAATGGTTGGTGTAACATATGGCTTAACAACAGAACCATCTCCAGCCTTACCCAAGTGTACTGATGCAATGTCTTCAATCTTCATTATGGTCTCCAGTCCATGTTCTGTTCATAATTTACACCAGAGTCTTCCGCAATCTGCTTCTTGATATCAGAAAGAGGAACAGTAGTTGTGATATTCTCAATAGATTGAATCTTACGTTCAATGTTTGAGATATCTTTCATAGTATACTGCTTGTTGACTTTAGCAAGTTTATCCTGGTTAATCTTCTCTTCCAGATGCTTAACACCAATAGCAAGAAACTCTGCTGCCTTTTTAAGGTCCTGCAGAGCATCATCTTTCAACCCGGCCCTAAAGAGATACTTGAGAGCATGAAAACGACAGTGATCAGTAAATCCGTCTAGAGTACTCTTCTCACTCAATGCCTTAATAATATCCAAAACGTCATAGTCACCCACTACCTTATAGTACTTGGGCTTAATCTTATCGCTCATAAATCAGCTCCCTGGAAGAAATCTAACCAGCTAGTCAAGCTAGTCATTCTAAGTGTATTATACAGATCTTCCTTACTTTTGCAAGTATTATTTACCATGCAATAGTTTTTAATGGTGGAAGTATCGTCAATCTTATCTGTTACCCTATGAACAACGGACCCAACAAACTGATAGCTCGAGATATTCTCCCAAGTCTTTTCCTGAGGGTCTTTTCCTCTAAGCTCGCTGTAATAGTTAATCAAACCAGGATGACCATTCCAAATCTCTCGCGATTCACACAGATCCTTAGGAATAATCTTCATAAAACCATGAAGAGTTACGAGAGCATCCTTCCACTCTTTCTGACGAAGAGTATTAAACACATCATTCATCTTCTCATCAAAAGGGATCATAACATTAAAAGGAACAGCACTTGTAAACTGCATTCTATGGTCCCAGGTATTAACATCCAAGTTCGTTGTCAATACTACATCTGGAAGCTTGCCCAACCGTACAGCAATGTCTGCAATCTCTTTACCAGATTGAGAGAACATTGCAATCCAGGGTCTTTTATTCATCGTGCACCTACAATATCTCTAAACGTTCTAATATTATGACCAATCATCATAGCCTGATGAGGAGTAACTTCATCGTACATATATTCAATCAGCTTGGTAGGAATCTTATCGCTCAGGCCGCTTGTCTTATATGTTACGCCATTTAACCCTGCAACAACAGGGTTTGAAGTATCCACGGAATCAATCCAACCGAAACCAATATGGTAAGTGCCGTCAAACTCACGGCAATCAAGATCGTTCTGATAACGGTAAAAGCTGAACTCTTGAGGAAGAGCTGCACCCAATAGATGATGTGGTTTATCATAATCAATTACCTTTGCATGAGCCATTTCACATAGTAGCATCTGTCGGCCACGCATATAAAGCTCATATTTGTTCTGTTCCTTACCAGTTGCAAACTCATGATAAGCTTGACTGTCAAATGAGAAAGCAATCTTATCAACAAGAGGTGCTACTTCCATATAGCACTTCTTTACTTCAGAAATAGTAGAGCCTTGAACAACACCGATGGTCTTGCAAGCTTGAGGCTTGGGATACTTCTCAAGAAACGATCGAAGCGAATCAACAGTACCATGACGATCGTTTAGAACGTCTGGAATGATATACCAGGTAGGAGCAAGTCTGCGAACATACTCATAGAACTTCTCTGAATCAAATGCATGACCCAACTCAAAGATAGAGTTGTCTAGAATAACTTCTCTACCTTCGCGAATAGCATTTACAAAGAAATCATAATACTCTGGAGACTCTTCAAAGAGATGTACTAGAGCATAATCATAATCAGTCACCAGCTGAACATCATGCATAATAGCAAGAGGTGCTTCATGCGCGATCTTCATACGTCTCATTTCAGGAAACTTGGTGTGATATACACCTTCAAAATTATCCATTACATATCTTTCTGCATCTTAATGTTATTGAAGAACTCATTCTTCACACCAGAGTCGCGGAAATCACCTCTCAAGACAGTTGTCTGAGTTAGTGATGAATGAGCCATAATACCGCGGTTGGTACAGCAACCATGTTCGGCCTGAATGTATACTGCAATATCTTCAGACTCTGTAGCTTTCTGAATAGCATCAGCAATATCGCCACAAAGTTCTTCTTGCAGCGTTCCACGACGTGCACAATGCTGAGCAATTCTCACATATTTTGATAGGCCAATAACCTTCTTAGAAGGAATAATGCCAATAAAAGCAACACCAGTTACAGGCTGGTGATGATGAGAACACATTGATTTTAGCTCAGCTCTGACGACAAGCATACCGTTATATGGTTTAGTCCCATGAGAGCCATCGTTAGGAAAAGCAGCAACGCGAGGTGCAGGATAATAGCGGCCGCCCATAATCTCATGCACATACATCTTAGCTAGACGATGTGCAGTGCCTTTGGAGTTGGGATCTGTCTCTGTATCAATAACAAGTGATTGAAGTACTCCCTGGAACTTGTCAGTAAGCTCATCAACAAGCATCTCACGTTCAGTATCATTCATATACTTGGAGATATTGTCGTTGGCGTGAAAGCGACCACCATCTGCCTTGATGCGTTCGCGAATTGTCTGTGAAATTTGCTTATTCTTTTTGGTCATATATGATTCCAAGTCTTTCTCAGTCGTATCATACGAATGGTTGTGCTATTTACGTTAAACTGCTTCGCTATTGCTACATCTGATATTTTATTATCAATCATAGATCGAATCACGGGTATATCTGTTTCAGTTAGTTTAGCGCTCTTATTATTTGTTCCTTTAGGACCAGCTGCTCTACCTTTAGACAGTTTATCTAGATTATTATCTTGCTTGGTTCCAAGGAAAAGATGGTTTGGATTAACGCATATAGGATTGTCGCATTTGTGAAGCACACAAAGATTGTTATTAATTAAGCCATTATGAATTTCATAAGATGCTCTATGTGCTACCATGTTTCTATGCTTGGTAGTGCTTATTTTACCATAGCCAGAACGTTGATCAAAAGTCGCGGTCCATTCCCAACATTTGTCAGGATCAGATTTTTTAACTTTTGACCAAAAACGCTCTTCAAACGTCTTTTTACGTACCCCAGCCATTGCCATACAAATCAATCTGGAGCCTGGGAGAATATCTATACCCATAAGCAAGACAAATCTTAGACAACCATTGTCTATTTTTAAAATATAATTTTTCGCTGCCGCCTGCAGGCATCAGATATACAGGATATCTCAATCCAGCGGCGTCGTACGTTTGAACTGCTCTCTGAACATCTTCAAGGTCTTCCGGATTAGAGCACACCCACTTGAAATAAATTTGGCCATTAAAAACACTCGAATATTGTGAAATGATTTCTGGACGAATAGCTTCTTCCCACTTCTCGCCAGAGTTAGTCAGCTTGGATGATACAGAGAACGTCGTTGACTTAATAATCGTGTCAAGGCAGTTAGCAAAAGCATTCTGCAGAGGTTGAGTACCATTTGTCTCAATTGTAATATGCTTGAGATCTAGCTCATTAACTAGCTTTTCTAGAAGCTCTGGGTAGGCGCGCTGCCAACCAAGCATAGGCTCGCCGCCAGTAATAATAAAGTGAACATTATCACCAAATTTACCCTCAGGCAGAAGTACTCTGATCCTGTCAACGATATCATCTGTTTCAAGCATTGGAGAGAAATGTTTAAATTCAGGATAAATTGAAATGTAAGAGTCGCATCCAGTATGAACTAGAGGCATTTCATCAACAGTCTTATACTGATCAATATTTTCTATCACCTTTGCAACTTCTGCATTTGGTCCTTCAGGCACAGGTGTGTTCCTAGGAAGACCAAAATTTTTACAACGAAAATTACAACCAAATGTTCTTAAAAAGACACTTGGTACGCCTTGGTACAGTCCTTCACCTTGCAACGAATAAAAAATCTCAGCTACTCTTATTTTCATCTTTTTTCTCCACAAAGAAACCTATTTCTCGAGACATCTTATTTCTCCATTCTTTTCTTGTTCTTCGACCGTTAGGAACAAGAATATTTTGTAGAGAATAACGCTGTATAGTTCCTATGTCCATATTCAATGCTTTCTTGGCATTAAACCAAGTATCAAACGTTCCTACAGGCGTGTGTATAATATATACTGATTGATAATTATTTGCACCTGAAAAAAGTTTTCTTCCTTCAATAACAGCTGTCGTAACTGTTTTTGATTTTTTCATATTCGATGTATTTTTTATTTTCCATCGGCGGCCTATTTTTCCTGAACCGCCTCCAGTACCACCGGGCTGCGTATTATATTCAGGCTCAAGCACACCAATCCAATATTTCTCTCTTTCATCTAAATTATTAAAAGAGCATTGCTCCATCTCATATACAAAAAAAGAATCAATGCCGTACTTGCGCACAGCATTGTAAAATTTTGTCTTGTAACGAAATATATCGTATTGATGGGATTGCCATCTTTGTACTGCAGTAAATTTTGTTTTACCTATATATTGATGGCCATTATATTTGTTTTCAACAATATAAATGCAGCTCACGCAAACAAGTCCTCATTATCAGACCTATGACCTTCTCTATAAGCCATATTAACATCAGTCTCTGACACTTCTACCCTACAACACCACAAGCGTTCAGCTTCTGAAGCCCCGTATGAAGGAAGAAAAATACCATTTACGTACTTGTAAAGAAAGTCAGCAATACCTTCACAGCCAGTTTTTGCTACTCTTGTTACTTTTGCAAGACCTAGCTGTTCCAAACGATAAAGCTCTTCGCGCTGAGGATCATCATCTGCAACTAACAAACGATGATCAAACCATTCTTCGAGCTGTGCTTTTAGTGGTTTCAACCCACCATAATCCATAGCCCAATTGCGCACATCAAGCTCATCACACTCAAAATAAAATTTAAAACTAAGAGCGTACCCGTGAATCAAATTACAGTGTGAATCTGCTTTCCATTGCCTATAAGCAACAGGCCCTAGATGTTTGTAAGTTTTAGTAGATGTATACTTCATTATTCTACTTTCTGCTCGATCTCATATGAGTTGAGATTCGTGATTAGTACGCTCATGTACTCAATATCTTCAATCTTTGCAAAGTCAGCTGAATGTCTCAGCTTGATAGCTTCTTTTGCATCTCTGCCTTCTGCTACCTCAATGCAGCCACCAACAATATTAAGCTTGATGCGGCTGTCTTCATGACCTGTTGAAGGTCTAAGATCAATAACCTTAAGATCATAAACATAAAGTACTGTCTTGGGCTTCAACTTAATGAAGTCCGATGCAATGACTGGGCCATTGCTTACTACAAAACTATTTCCTGCCACGTCCGTCCATCCTTTATTTGTTAACACACAATTTGCACTTGCTACTGTATGAGTACCATTTGCAATAGCATATGTACCGCCGCCAGCAGTACCATACATTAGATTTGCTATATCTACTCCACTTAAATCTTTACCATTAATATATGCCATTAATTATTCCACATGTTTGTCCTTGCTTCTTGTACGACGTCGTATGCTTCATTATATTTACCCTCTTCAATCAAGGCCAGCATTCTTTGTTCGAGTGATATCAAAAACTGAAACATAAATCTAAGGTCTTGTAGATAAAGCTTATATGTTTCTTTTTCTTGCTCAACCGATGTTCCTTTAGAATCAGCCAATTGCTGGAAAAGAACAGGAGGTTCAGTAGATGTTAGTTCTTCTTGCAGGAGACGATCGAGCACATCTTGACCATACCCCGTTTTAATATAACGTAGCTTGAGGCTGTTGACAACGTTTAAATAACGCTTGTGAATTGTTAGCTTTTGGCGGGCAATATCTATTAGAGCGATATCTTCTTCACTTAGAGGCTCGTAATGAACTTGATAACCTTCACGAAGATGATATGTAAGATAATATTCTCTGTCAGGTTCAATCTGAGGTAGAGGGTCTCTAACAAAGTAGTACCCTGTGTTAAATCCTAGAAATGTACAGACTTGATAGAACGGGGTGTAAGGTTCAATGTGGCATACTTTACCACGCACTGTATAAACATAATTCATCTATTAACATACTCTTCAATTTGTTCAAGTGTTAGATATTCTAACTGTGGTGTGATGCCATATTGAGGCTTTTTCAATTTCCACAGACGACCTAATGAAGGTTCTTTTCTCTTCTTTAGATAGCTCTCATGTTTAGTATATGATACAACGTACTCTTTGGCAATATATTTGTATGATGTTATGTCATATTTTTTGATCTTGAGATCTTGATTCTGCATGCTCCATTGCTGGAATTCAACAGTACCGTGAAAACGATGTACATTATTAAATAGCGTTGCAGGGTCACCCCACCCATCCATTCCTAACATAGCATAGCTAACATGGTTCCATTTGTTGGTAAAATTAAACCACCACATCCAATCAAATGCAGTCTTGATAGGAAATACAGATGCAGAAAGCGTCTGTTCGTATTTTTCAATGATCTTATTGGGGCCATATACTTCATTATACAGCTTGGGCATCACATCCTGCCATGGTTTATGCACCGCGTCATAGCCATATAAAGCACTTACCTTATAAAGCACGTCAGATCCAAAGCACTGATCGGCCAACTCACCTGTTACAACAATACCTTGCTTACAAAATTCTGCAGGATGAAAATGAGCCGACTTAATTCTACCTTTGAAGATTTTTGTAATATCGCCCCAAAACTCTGGATATTCGTTTACAGAATCCATGCTGCAAACAACATGAATGCTTTCAATTTGTTGAGGAGTAGCGTTCTTAAGAAGTGCAACCAGAACTGCAGTTGAATCAATACCACCAGACCACATAACATATATTGGCTTGTTGAGAGCTAGTAGTTCAGTAGCTCTCTGATTCATTAGATCTTCGTACTTATGTTGCTTTAAATTTTTCTTGATATCATGAACTGTCTCAAGAGGTGTTTCAACAATAAATGGATCAAGCTCATGCTTAATTACTCTATTTACTGTGTCATACCAGGGAAAAGCATCAATCATGTCCTCTCTTAGTTTGAGAGGACATTTCTTACCTTTACCTACAAACTGCAGTAGTGCCATTATTTACATACTCTCTAATTTGTTCGTCTGTCAAGTATTCTAACTGCGGAGTAATTCCGTAATGGATTCTTTTTCTTCTCCAAATATTCTGCATTGAAGCTACTTTCTTTTTATTGCCAAGATAGTTCTCATCTTTAGTGTAAGCAGCAATATATTCCTTCTGCAGAAATTTATATGATTCTAATGTGTCTTTGATCTTAAGATCTGGATGAGTCATACTCCACTGTTGAAACTGAACTGTATCATAAAAGTGCTTCATATTCCAATAGAGATGTGGCTCATTTCCCCAACCATCCCATCCTAGAATTCTATACTTGATATGATTCCACTTATTGGTAAAGTTGATCCACCAGTTCCAGTCATAAGCGGACTTAATAGGATATAATGAATGAGAGATTGTAGGCTCATATCTCTCTACGAAATTGTTTGGTCCCCACATCTTCTCATAAAGAAGGGGCATTGTTTCTTGCCATGGTTTGAAGAGATATTCATTGCCCAGATGCCATTCAATATTATACATCACGTCAGAGCCCATTAGCTGGTCACCAAACTCACCCGTTATAATAATGCCCTTACGACAATATTCTACCGGGTGCACATGAGATGATAGAATGCGTTCATGAAATATGCTCTGCAATCTTTGATACATAGCTGGATATTCTTTAATAGACTCTGACGAGCAAAGAATATACATGTTATCAATTTGCTGAGGTGTTGCATTAGAAAGCAAAGCAACCAAGGTGGCTGTAGAATCAATACCGCCAGACCACATCATATAGATAGTTTTATCTAATGAAAGCAGCTCTAAAGCTCTCTGATTCATCAGATCTTCAAACTTATGTTCCTTGATATCTACTTTAAGCTCATGAACAAACTCAGAAGGCGATTCTGTAATGAATGGATCAAGTTCTAGAGGTATAACTCTATTGACCATAGCATACCACGGAAAATAAGGTATCATATCTCTACGAAGAGGAATATGACACTCTCTATTTGTTCCAAGATAAAGTAGCAGTGCCATTAGCCAGAGTACTTTAGGTTACGAAGCAGCACATCAATATCTTCACCATATAGCTCAGTCTTAAACTGAGGAAATTTAGTGTTACGATAGAAGATTGTTGAAGAGTGATCAAATTTCTCAAACCCGTTATACTTGGGACGGAGTTCCATATCTGGAAAGTACTTATGATAAAGCGCTTGCTTAAAGTTATGGCCTAGATCACCATCAAACGGTTCAGTAAATTCTGCCGCTTCTTTAACAGTAGCATATACTAGTTCAGGCGTCACATTAAAGAATAGCGGTGAGGCTTCAATATTATCTCTCACGCACATCTTAGGCGCATTAAATGTAAATGAACGAAACAGGGCATCATGATTACGAAATACTAGCTCTCCACCACAAATAATAGGGTGTGTGTTCTTAACATAAACAGCACTCTTTATCCATCTCACAACAAGTGAAGGATATAGCATATTGACTTCTACTGATGCATCATCCTTCCATTTTTGACAATGATCATAAAGATCAAGCTTCCAAATATCAGTAGTGATTTTATTATTAGCTACATAATCTTTTGCATATTGTACATCAGCAGCATTCAACACTTCATCAAGCTGATTTACATACTCAACAATTGTACATGTAAATGGGATCTTGTTAGCTTGCAGAACACGCACAACAACTTCTGAATCGATACCGCCAGAAAAGAATACATTGAGAGGCCTTGTTGCCTTTGTAGCAATATCTTCTGCAACATAATTAAGCTCATCTAGAAAATTGCCCGGTTCTCTAGTACAACGTGATAGGTAATTGCTGTATAGATATTGCTGAAAGGTCATTGGAAATCTCCCATTGAATACTTGTGGCCAAGCTTCTTGGCCTTCTTGATTGCTAATTCAAGGGCAGCTCGCCCAACATGGTCTGTCATAAAAATACCATTAAGATGGTCTAGCTCATGTTGAAAAATGTGTGCAGTTAATCCTGCAAACTTAGTTGTCTTCATTTGACCATTAGGCTCAGCATAACGAACCTTAATCATATCGGCTCTTTTTACCTTAACCATCAATCCTGGAAATGTAAGACAACCTTCATCTAAAGTGCTTTGCGTTGTAGAACGATCGACAATACGAGGATTAAAGCAAACAATAACTGGATTAGTCTTCATAGCAAAAACACGATAAGGCAGACCAATCTGATTGGCCGCTAATCCAATACCGTTATTCTTGATCATTGTATCTGCAATCTTAATAGCAATCTTTACAGGATCTTCAGGAGGGTTCTGAAAGTTAAACGGCTCAAGATTTGCTCTCAAGATCTTATCAGAAGGAGGAACAAGCTCTTGTGCTAGAGTTTGAATCTCTTCTTTTTCAGGCTTATTAACTGGATTGCCATGAAACCAAGGCAACGGCTTTGTATCAATCATCGAATTCTCTCAACTGTTACTGGTGCAACACCAGCGCTAATCATTCCAAGTTCTCTTGCAGCAGCTCTACTTACATCAATAATACGACCTGAAACAAATGGACCTCTATCATTGATACGAACTATAACACTCTTTCCATTACGTGCTGTTACTTTCACTAGTGAATTGAATGGATATGTTCTGTGTGCTGCTGTCATATCTTCTGGATCAAATCTCTCACCATTAGCTGTTCTCTGACCTTGCCAGTAATAAGATGCCATTCCACTTTGAGTTCCAGAAGTAACCGGTGGCTTGGGTGGAAGCTGTGGCTTAATCATTCTAGTACGAGCTGTTTGTACCGGCTTAACAACCTTTCGTGGTTGAGCCCTTACGCGTCTTTGTGGTGCTGGCCCATCAATCTGATAGAATATAACTGGAGTATTACCAGACCAGGTTTGTGTCTCAGCTTGTGCAAGATTAAACGTCGCTAGGACGCCAATCGTAACCATCATCAGAAACTTCAACATTTTTCTTTTCCTTTATTTTTACTTCACTAAGCACAATCTCTTGGCCAGGGTATACATAGGTTGTCATTGACTCACCTGGGCCAAGTTCTGCTTCTTGTGGTACTTCGTACCCACCATTATAAACTTTCACCTTTACTACATGTAAATTTGGTGTGCCGTCACTATACGTTGGGTGTGATCCATTCTTAATTATTACTGATGTTGTCATGCTGCGCTTCCTTTAAATATCTGTCAAATTTTTCGCGGTGCTTTTCATATATTCCCAATCCTTGATTACAAACGTTGCAAAGCAATCCTCGATATTGGCCTGTTACATGATCATGATCAGCATTAGGTATTTTCATCTCTTTATCACATATCTTACATTTGCCTTCTTGAGCCTTTAAATCTTGCTCATATTTTTCAAATGTGATGCCAATAATACCTCTTCTCTTCCATTGTTTTTCCATCAAAGCAGCTCTATTTTTTACTCGATATTCTTCTGCCTTCACAGGGTCATATTTGCGCCAGTCTGGATTTTCTTTTATTTTGCGATCGCGATATTTTTTATGATATATTTTTGTATGCTGTTTATTTTTCTCTGACCACATTTTGTAGTAGTTAGGGTCAGAGACTGGTGGTAGATCTGGGTGTAATGTTCTTTTCTTGCGCATATTTCCTCCTAAAAGTTCTTAAGAGTATTTATCAAGAAAAGTTAAGAATTTCTTTCAACAGTAGAAAAATTCTTTGTCTTATTAAAGCGAACTATACGCTCAAACTTATCTGCAATTTGATCAGACTTATGAGAAATAATAATGATATTATTGTTGGATGCTAGCTGCTGAATAATCTTAAGGAACTCGTCCGTGCCAGCAGCATCAAGTGAGGAGTCCATAATCTCGTCAAGTACAAGTAGGTTGCAAGATGAGCTGTTACGCATACGAGCAATTTCACGCCATGTGAATAGAATAGCTAGATTGATTCTCATCTTCTCGCCTTCGCTAAACGACTCATAAGAAGATTCGTCACGATAACGAGCCTTAATTACTTCATTGAAGTTTTCATCAACCTGGAACTCACAGAAGAACTCCATCAACTCTAGATATTTATTGACTAGCTTGTTGATGATTGGGATGTACTGCTTAATAATGTTTGCTTTGATACCACCATCCTTCAGGAGCATCAGAGCCACATTATACAGTTCTCTTTCTTCTAGAAGTGCTTGCTTCTGCTTGCGAAGTGCCTTGAGCTCTTTCTCTTCCTTATCATACGACTTGATCTGATCATCAGAGTTCTTAAGCTTCTCAATATCACGTTCCAAGTTTGTGATAGAACGATTATTGAGATTGATCTGTGAAATAATCTCTGCAGCCTTTGTTTCTGCTACTTTGATCTTCTCGTCTAGCTTTTCAAAAGGCTCTAATTGCTTTTCAATTAACGCTGCGCCTTCATGAACTGCATTGGCAATGCTTCTGATGTTCATGATTTTTTGAACATTATCTTCAAGACAAGTAAGCTTATGGTCAGCTGTAATATTTTGCTTACATGTAGGGCACGAATCAGAATCCTTAATAAAGTTGCCAAATTCTTCTAGAGTTTCAATTTCATGATACAGTCTGTTTAGGTCTCTATCAGTCTTTGTGAACTCTTTAGTCAGATCATCTCTCTTACCTCTACAAGCAAGAGCTCTCTCAATCTTATCTTGCAGTGCCTCTAGACGACCAGATAGCAGGCCATTCTCCTCAGCATACTTCTTGAGCTGTTCATGCTTGTGCTGAATGACTGTATCATTATCTCTTAGAACCTGCGTATTGTGATTCTTATAGAGATCGATAGTCTTCTCAAGTAGAGTTGTCTTCTGTTCGTTATCAAGTAGAAGCTCTTTATTCTCCTGAGCATCAGCCTTCAGCTGAATATTCATTTGAGTGAATACCTGAATGTCAAGTAGGTCTTCAATTACCTGACGTCTAGCTGCTGCAGATAGCTGCATGAATGGAGTAAAGTTTGCGCTGCCAATAATGACCTTCTGAATAAATGTCTTGTAGTCAATCTTCAGAACAGTTTGCTCAAGTACCTTCTGATAGTCACGAGCGTCTGCAGATTGATCGATCAAAATGCCATTAGCATAGATCTCAAACAAAGATGGCTTCATGCCGCGACGAATCTTATACTCGCCAGACTCTGTTTGAAATTCTATCTCGACTAGCAAGTTCTTATTGGTGATTGAATTAATAAGCTCTGGCTTATTAACCTTGCGGAAAGGCTTACCAAACAGAGCATAGCAAATAGCATCCATAATTGTAGACTTGCCAGAACCATTATCACCGCTGATCAGTGTTGTCTTAGCTGAAAGTAGATCAATTGTGGTAGTGTAATTGCCAGTAGAGAGAAAGTTAGACCACGAAATATTTTTAAGTATTATCATTACATCTCGACAGTGATAGCGCGACCATATAGATCAACAATTAATTTTTCTAGCTTAGCTTTATCTACAGACACATCAAGAGACTGTACAGACTTCTTGAGTGTAGTAAGAGTATCTTCAGCTTGTTCTATATCTGTATCATATAACATCAGCGCTTTTGTCTCCACTACTTTTAGATCAAATGGAGCTAGTTTCTCAATGAAACCTAAGAACTGATCAAACTTATATGGGTCTTGCTTTTCTTCTACAACAATCTTGACATATGCATCAGTTACAGAAGCAGGATCGACTCTCTTCTTCATTTGGTCGAGAGAAAACTTCTCATCATTATAATGATGCTTGGTAAACAGCTGATATGGATTCTTGATAAACTCAAACTTACGAGTCTCAGTATCAAAGATCAAAAAGCCCTTGTCGTTATTATAGTCAGCCCAGGTCATCTGATACGGGCAGCCAACATACAGAATATTGTCTTTCGCAATTCGTGTATGATAGTGGCCAGTAAACACCTGATCAAACTTCTGAAACAACTTGGGGTCATCACCAAACTCAGAAGCAACACCATCATTATTTAAGAAGCCTTGCAGCTCCAAATGTCCAAATGCAATAGGTGCTCTGGTCTTGTTGAGAAGTTCAAATGTCTCTTCTCTATTGTCGGCTGTGATCCAAGGAATGTAGGCAAACACATGCTCAAGAGTCTTGCCAAATCTTACTTCAGCAGGTCGATCATAGATTCTAATGTCATTATATTTACCATCAACAAGCTCTCGCAATGCATTAAGGTCGTTTGTGTTCTTGTAGGTGACGTCATGGTTGCCTACAATAATATCCATTGAAAGGCCTTCTGCAGAAATGCGATCAAGAAACATCTCTCGCATCTTACGAGCAGTCGCATAGTTAATATACTTTCGGCGATCAACAAGATCGCCGAGGTGTATAATATGCCTAATGCCTTCGTCTTTAATTTTAGGGAAGAAAATATTATCGAAGAAACGCTTTTGGTAATCGAGCATGATTTGAGCATCACCTCTAATACCAAAATGCGTGTCCGAAACTATCGCCAATTTCATTATAAACCTTTCTTCAAATATTCGATCGCAGCAGCTAGACGATTAATGTCATCTTTAAAATGACCTAACCCGACATTGCAACTTCTGCAAAGCAAACCTCTCACTTTATCAGTTTCATGACAATGATCAGTATGTAACGTTCGCTCTGGTTTCTCGCCGCAAATAGCACATTTATGATCTTGTTCAATAAGCATCTGTTCGTATTGCTCAAGAGTTATTCCGTAGAACAGCTTCATTCTACTCTTGAGTTGTACAGACCTTTTCTTATCGTACTTGTTCATATATCCTTGACGTCTCGCAACAGCTTTTGGTCGCTTAGCATAGCCGCGTAAATATTCGTTATTATGACTCTTTGACTTTGTGCATGTCACACAACCGTAAGAACTTTTATATCGCTCTGTGTTATTGCAATGCTTGCAAGGTTTACCATGGTATGTTTTCATTTAACCTCGCTTGCGTATGAGACTCTTGTCGTTATTATATTTGGTCAAGGCTATATTGCAAGCGTTATTAATTCTCTCTAAAGTAGCGGCCGCTAGGTCCTTCTGAAACTGTGGCACACTCTTGTTATCGATCGTTTCCAATAAGTTCACGATCAGTTGGGGTAACTGATTCTGTTGCATCTTCGTCTTCTATAATCATGCCAACAGAGATAAAGCGGCTTTCTTTTACGGCTTTTTTCTTCTTTGGCTTCTTTACATTATTCTTGCTCTCAAAGTCGCGCACATAATTGTCGCTGATCTCATTATGCAAGTTCTGTTGCGTGGTAATACCTGCAATCTCGTCATTCACGCTAAGATTGTCTAGGTTCTTAATCTTGATGTAGTGCTGTACTTTTTCTTTCTTAATTCTTCGTACAAATGCGTTCTTAATTACTGTTGTAAAATAAGCAAATGGATTTTGTGACTTCTGTGGGTTAAATGAACGAATCTGTGCAATGCAATTCTCGATCGCATCACTCTTCATTTCGTCTAAGTATGAATAGCCTGAGAAGTTGCCCTTGGTACCAATTCTATCACAAAGCAACATAAATGCTTTGCCAATATAGTCAGGTGCTGATGGAATTGGTTTACCTTGCTCTTCTGCTTCTGAACACTTATTGAAGTATGTGCATAGAGCCTCATAGAAGTCACGGTTGTTAATATAATTACGTTTTCTTGCCATTAAATTTTTACTGTCTTTATCTTGATGCCAGAAGCCTTCTTAAGCTTCTCCCACGTTGGGATATCGATCGAAACACTATTGCGACGATCTGTAAAATGGAGATTAACTAAGTCCAGTTTCTTTCCACCGGATTGATATTCTATCTCTGGAGATACAAATGTGATTAAATCTGGATCAACCCAAGCTTGTTTATAGTCAAAGTATGCCTTGACTTCATATAACGTCTTTTCTGTTTTCATAATACAATCACTTTCTACTTGCACTGTTTTCTAGAGTGCATATAATCACTATGTGGTTTCAAGACACATATAGTATTAGTTCTTAGATTCAGTACCTGGTACGATATGGATAAGCTTGTCTTCAAGGTTATTTGCTCTGCTAATAGAGCTGTTGATTAGAGTCTGTTCCATAGTTTGATTGGCCTTCTGGATATGGCTAATCAGCTTTGTATCCATAGAATTGAGCTTCAATGATAGAAAGTAGTATTTCTCAATCTCTGGATGAAGGTCAGTAGTTGCAATAACATGACCTTTTTGGAAGTGAATAAGTTTTTCCTTGGCAAATGGAACATAGCGTTTAAGAGCTGTGTAAGTGCCATTATCATCTGTAACTGTCACAACTACCAAGGGATGATCAACCGTGATATGTGTATCTGTTTCACCTAAAATGAATCCTATAATCTCATCTCCATTAATCAATCTAATATGATTGACAGCAGGTACTGAATTAAAGTTGTACGTTGTAGGTTTTGAACGGGAACTTTTCTTCGCCATATATCTCCACCCTATGTATAAAGTGTTTGAGAGTATAATTTCTATGTCTCTTATGTGAGAGGTCATCTACCAAATCATAAAGAACAGCTTGGTCCTTATTCTCACTGGTTCTTAGTACTCGCCCAATCGACTGTAGAGTTCTTACTCTAGACTTCGTAGGCGATGTAAATATAATGTTGTGTAGGTTTGGAATATTTATACCTGTAGAGACAGTTTGATTCGATCCTAAAATTATAGCGTTGTTCTGAGTTTGTACAATCTGGCGTATCTGCTCTCGTTCCTCGCCATCCACTGCCCCATGAATAAGGTGCACCGGTCTGTCCGTTGCTTCCATTATTTGTTTGTGTAAAACTAGCCCCTGCTTCTCCACAAATTGGAAAAGAACTAACGTATTCTCCTTTAAGGATAGCGTCAATTTCTCGATGAATTTGTTTCTTCGTGAGTGGGTGACGATCCAATCCACTTCTTCTTGGTAACTTAGATCTTTGCATAGCGCTCTCTCTTCATCCTTATACTTAAAAATAATGCAGTTGATCTTAAAAGAGGACAAATGCCCCTGGTCGATCAATTTCGAGGAAGAAGTAACTTTGTTGATTGGGCCAAACAAACCTTCCAACACGACGCTGTTTGTCATTGCGCCATCTAACGTTCCCGTAAAACCGAAGCGAATTGGACAAGAGACCATCTTTTCCATAATTGATGTAATCGATTTTGATTTCGCTAAGTGACATTCGTCTACCACCACCATGTTAAATTGGTTAAAAAATTCTTCTTTGAGCTTATAGATGCTTTGCCATGTTGAAATAACAATCTTGGCATCAGTCATCTTTTCCTTGCCAGAGAAGATGCAATGTATGTCTTTCTTATAACCATACGAAGCAAAGTCGTTGGTCATCTGATGAACCAGATTAAGTGTAGGTACAATAATCAGAGTTTTCTTGTCAAAGTATCTGGTTAGCAAATAGATTGAAAGCGACTTACCAGAGCCAGTAGGCATTAGAATCAACTGGCGAGGCTTACGCACACAATCCATAAATGCTTTGAGCTGATAATCACGCACCTGATGAGGAAGCTTTAACAGATCAATAAACGCACCAGCTTCATGATCACTGAACGGAAAAGGATCGGTCTGAATAGATGTTTCTACTTCTTCACCCTGAAGCTCAGCAAACTTAACTACTTTGTCAAATAGACCAGCATAGATAAGCTTGTTCTTTAAATTATAGAGGTAGATAAAGCCATCCCAATAACCGGCCTTATAAGCTGGCATGTGCACATAACCAGGCACACGAAAGCGGAAAGATTGCTGCAGGTTTTTAAGGAACCCAGCATCTCCATCTACTTTAATGTATGTCTGATTATATGAGGTGATTTTAACCACCATTCTGGAATCTCTTTTCGTCAATAATATTCTTGTATACAAAACCACGTGCAGCAATACTCTGCATGATAGACTTGAGAAGTTCTACTTTCTCTTGCTGCACACCAATATCAAGTTCCATCTTCACTAGATCATCATCACCTTCAATAAAACGGTCTAGGTCCTGTTTAAGAATCTTTCCGCGCGCAGGAATCTTCCAACCAAACTCCTGCATATCTTCTTCATTAGGGTTAGTAAGAAACTCTTCCTTACGAAGCTTGATACGCTTGTACTCTGCTTCCATTTTACGGAGCTGTAGTCTTTCTAGCGTATGAAGTCGTGAATACTTAGCATGAAGGATAGGAACGTTTGCATTACCAACTATAATGTTGAGAGTATCAATAGGCGCGTCTGCCTGCCACATCTCAATAATTTCACTCAATTTCATAAGCTGCTCCACAATATTTAACCTAATATAGGCTCATTTCAGGTAGAGTGCAAGTAAAATCTTAAGCTCTGATAATCTCGAAGCTTGTATACTTAAAAGTAGCAGTACATACAGCGTAATCTACATCAGTAGATGCAGAAGAGAAGTCAATTCCACTTAGAGCTACTGGAAATGCGTCGCTGAATACTACGTTATATTGTGGGTTCTTTGCTGCTGTAAGGACAAACACAGACATCTCTGACTTAATACCTTCACCGGTATATTTTGGCTTTTCAAATAAAACCTTGTACTGATCATAGCTATCTGGAAACGCCAGACCTCTCATCCAGTTGTAAATTTCCATATAGTTTTTCATATCCTCATCTACCAGGAACGAAATGGTAAGAGGCTGATATTCAATGTGCTCGCCAGAAAAAGGTATCTTGACAAAAGGAGTACCTTCATCTGCACTTGCAATTGAGAAACCAGGAATCTGAGCAGATTGACAAAAGAAGTTAACATGAGGCAACTTCTTGATAGCAAATCTGAAGTTGATTTTAGAAAGATAATTGCGATTAGTAGGTTGGTGATCTAGTACTGCCATTTTTAACCTCTAGTTATGGATAGTATATTTATCAGCCAATAAAAAAGGGCAGCCGAAGCCGCCCTTTAAGTTGTCGCCAATAGTCTTTTTGCTATTGCTTATTCGGCGATTACATCAAGTTCGCAATGATGGTACGACGGTAATAAAGGTTGGTATCCTGTAGGATACGGCCTAGACCCTTGTTGGTACCTTCAGCGAATGGATTTGCTACCATGCCGTAACGAGTCTTAAAGCCAATCTTTGGCTGGAAGCTGTTAGGATCAACTGCACGTACCATCTGTAGAGGAACGTATGGGCAGTAGAATAGACCTGCGTCCATTGGGCTTGCACCCTTATAACCTACAACAACGTAGTTACCACCGATAGCATAAGGATCGATATAGACCTTAAAGCGACCGTTTAGAACACCAGCAAAGGTATTGCCAGTATCGTCAACTTGTAGATTGTTTGAATTTAGAGCAGGAGTAAAGTCAAGAACACCAGCCATCTGAAGAGCAGAAGCTACGTCTGCAGAACAGATGATGATATTCGCCTTACCACGACGGGTGTCTTTTGCAACCTGGTTAGCTTCACGCTCAAGGTGATACATTAGACCCTTGAACTTTTCAACTGACCAACGACCGTTTGAGTCGGTGTCAAGATCGAAGATACCATCAGTTGTTACGCCTGTGGTTGTTGCGTTAGAACCACGAACAGCGGTTACTAGAATTGTACGAACTACTTCACGGTTGATTTCTGCTAGAAGCTCAGCTGACAAGATGTTTGAAAGCTCAGTTTCTGCGTCAAGACCATGCACAGCCTTAAGATCCTGTGCAAGTTCCATGGTGTACTCTGCCTTTAGAGCACGGCCAAGAGCCTGTACGGTAACCTTTTCAATGCTGAAAGCCATCTGAGGGAATGCAACGTTAGATGCATCGCCAAGTGCTTCCTGCTGTGATGTGCTCATACCAGATGCAAAGTTGTAAACGTTTGCGCCAGCAAGGTTAGCAGTTGCAGTACCAGTGGTGTTTGAAGGCCATGTACCAACCATCTGCTGACCAGTTGTGCTGTTACCAGCAACAACGGTAGAGAACGCGGTGTTCACTTCGTTGTAGAAGGTTTCAGTTGAGGTCTGGTTGCTGTAACGTGAACGCATTGCGAATACTAGACCTGTAGGACCAGTCATTGGCTGAACGCCGCAGATGTCATACGCAATCAAGTTAGGCATTGCACGACGTACAAGCGAGATAAGAACAGGGTCGAAAATTTCAATATTACCTACGCCCTGCGAAGAAGATGCACCCATTGCGTTGACAGGTACAGTTTCGTTAAGTAGGAACTGTGAGCCGTACGAAGCGTCAGCACGTAGTGCACGCTCAGTCTGCTCAAGCATTGTAACAGTTGTATTTCTACGAACAGGATCTGTGATCTTGGCAAGATCAGGATGATTCATTACTGCATCCCACTTTGCCATTAGCTGCTGTTCTGTCAACATTTGCTGCATTTGTATAGATCTCCTTAAAAATGGATTCTTTTTTATTTATAAAAACTTATCTTTTAATAGTACGAGAGATTGCATCGTAGTAGCTACGAACTTGAGGTGACACAGCCAACGTTACTTCTTCGTTTAGCTGCTCAGGAGTTGCACCTGGCGCCTCAAAATCTTGCTTTGTAGCCTTTGGAGCAAAGTGGTGTTCCTTGATGGTCTCAAGTTTCTTCTTATAAGAATCCACATCCCCGTCAAACTCAACGCCTTCGGCTAGAGTACGTAGCTTGTCAACCTGAGTAAGCGCAAGACCCTCAGTTACTTCGTCAAAGATTTCCTGCTGAGCATACTGCTCTAGCACTGCATCCTTTTCGATAGCTTCATCAGTCATCTTGTTTACTTGTTCTTCAAGTTCTGCTACGCGATCGGTCAGAGCCTCAACAACGTCTACCTTTGAATCAGGTACAGTCATGTAATGCTCTGCGAATAGCTTGTGTAGACCACCAATAAAGTCTTCTGCAATTTCTGCACGAAGTGTATTATCGATAGCTACCTTGTTCTCTTCTAGCCACTCTTCTGCAGCTAGTGAAAGGTACTTGTCAACGTGTTCAACGATAGTACCAATAGTCTCTTCAACCTGTTCTTCTAGCTTTGCTGCGTATTCTTCTTCAATGCGAGCTGTTTCAGCAATAACTTTTGCATTAACAGTTGCTTCTAGAATTGTGGTTGCCTTATCCATGAACTCTTCAGATAGCTCTTGTGAACCAAATAGCTGCTGAATATCTTCACGCATAGCTTGTGTAGGAATAGGCTTACCCTTATTTCCTGTCTGGATAGAAGCTTCATTGCCTGCTGCCATACCATCAGTTGGTGCTGATAGGTTTTGCATGGTAGCCAATGCTTCAGTCATTTTGTCTGCATCCATATGTTGGAACAGATTCATAACGTCAAGCATCATTGCTGCACGTGATGTTTCTGGTGTAGGCTTAGCTACAATTGTATCAGAAGCAGCAGTTTCGTTTAGCTTTTTCTTTGCCATTGCTTAATTTACTCCTTGAAGGGTTTAAAATATATTTATATTTTTCTGACGTTTACAGTGTTTTTAGAAATCTTTCGAACAATTGTAGCGCCTTAGACTCGTCTAGACGCTTGTAGCCAATAGTGTTGATCTCTTTCTTAATCTCTTCTGCAATCCAACCACGCTTGTCGTCGTAGTAGAACTCAATACCTTCCATGATGCCTTTAACAAATGCACCAGGTGCAGAAGGGTTTGCAACAATATCAGCTGCAGTAACAAGACGGAAGTCATTCTGAACTTCCATAATTCCGTTTGTGCCTGCCTTCAGTGTACCAAGACCTCTTGATGAAACGCCAAGATTAGCTCCACCTTCAATAAGTGCCTTAGCCTGTAAACCACATGTTGTTTCCAAAAGTTTAGCACGACCATAAACAATATTATCCTTACCCATTTCAAGCTTCTCAATCAAATGAGAAACACGGTCAAGATTAATCTTAGGACCTTCTGGGTGTTCTAGTTCGCCATAGCCCTGACCGTTCTTGATAACGTCAGTCATATAACGATTCATTTCTCTTTCCATCACATCACGACGATAAACACGGCCGTTAGCATTAAGCTGCTCTGCAACCATGAATGGACCTTCAATATAGATGTTACGCTTGCCGTCTTCGCGAGATTCAGCAACCATCTTTAGGTCTCTGATTGGTTCTTCTGTTATTAGTAGCATTTATTTGCCTTCTTTATCTTCTTTATGCAAAGCGCGCTGTGATCTAAATTCAGACTTCCAAGCGTTGTCTAGCTTCTTTGTACGCTTTGAAGGGTTACGGTCAGCATGCTTAATAGCATCGTCAGGGTCCTTATGATCCTTCATAGCATTGTCAACATCACGATCAATTGACTTGTTTAGAACGTTATCAATACGATTTAGTCGCGGCAAACTTTTTGGGTTTGAAACAGACTCACCTAAAGACTTTTTTACTTTATGAGCAATAGCACCACGCTGTGAAGCTTTGCGACGAAGAGCCATACCATGCTGCTTGTAATCTGAGCTTAGACCACGAGCATACTGAAGGTGGTTACCCTCTGCTTCCTTATCCCAAGCGTCAGCTTCAGCTCTCTTTACATAAGCTCTTTTAACCATGTCAGAAATTTCTTGCAGATTTTGCTTATCTTCTTTCATAGAGCCAGGAACAAACCCTGTTGGGTTGCTCTTTGAACGCTTAAGAGAAGGATTATGACCTGTTGCTAAGTTACCTTTTATAGAAGCAAGACCCATCATATTACGACGCTTGCCTGCCTTCTTACCCTGTAAAGAACCAATTGTTGCTTGTGCTTTGTTAACATAAGCATCAAGCTTACCTACAGATACTTCATCAATCTGCTCTTCCTTCATAGAATTGCGTGATGCAAATGTGTCAGGCTTGGTTAGCTTCTTTACAGCTTTATCAATACCTTTAATACGCTTTACACCTTTGCTATCATGCATATCAGATGCATCTGCAGAAGCCTGAGCTGCCTTGTTAAACTTGTAATCACCAGAGCGAGTCATTGACACGCCTGGATGATTTGTAGCCATAGGATCGTAAGTACCAGACATATAACCGTGATGCATTACATCTCTCGATGCTTTTGCAATATAGCTGCCAAGAACCTTCTTAGAAATTTCTAGAAGAGCTTCTTCATGCATAGCTTTATCGTTAACAGCTGTAACTGAGTGTGTAGTTGACCCTCTAAAGACTTTATCGTTGTTGTCAGCGATATCGTCAATAGGATCTACTACATCGATAGGATGCGCATCAGCAGCCTGTCTATCATTCTGACTCGGAGCCTTGTACGTTGTCAGAGGGATTATCGTTCTCAGTTTCTTCATTATCGCTCTCTTCTGGTTGATCTGGTGTTATTAGTGAGTTAGCAATTTGTTCTTTTCTATCAGCAACTAGGTCAGCAATGCGATCACTTAATGCTGCTTTAAAAATGTCTTTAACACCTACTGCATTACCCTGAAGAGCTGCTTGAACGATTTGTACAGCGGCTGGAAGTTCGGGTTCTGGTTGAGTCTCTACTTCTGCAGTTTCAACTTCTGGTGTCTCATCACCTTCTTCATTCTCTACTTCTGTTGTCTCGTCTTCCATTTCATCTTCGGGATCATTGTCTATAAACATTATTTATTATCTCCTTATTTTTTCTTTGATTCTCTATTCTCAGGCTGTTCATCAACAAGCGGCTGGTTGTATAGAGGATTCATCAAATCGATCTTTAGCTCAGCATCCATACGAGCAATATCCTCGTCAGTCTGCATAAGTAGATTTTTGCGAATATCGGTGTAAGAGAAGTACTTGCCAACATATGGTCCCATTGGGTCAACCATCTGAAGAGCTGCCATTCTATCCATGAAAATTTCTCTGTCTCTTAATTCTGACCAGTATGTTGAATACAGCCAACGGAAGCGAAGATACTTCTTGATAACTTCCCAATCCTGAGGAGTAGCAATACCTTTAAGGATAAGCTGACGTTCAAGAGCTTTGATAAACAGCTGAGTAAACTTAGCTCTGATTCTATCAATAAACTTGGAGAAGTTGACTTCATCGCGGCTGATTTCAGTAGCACGTCCTAGTGTATACTGGTTATCAGGATTCATACGAGAAATAGGGACCTGCAAAGCTCTGTACAAACGATCTTGGAAATATTCCACTGTTTGTAGAAGCTGTGGAAGCTGAGTGCCTCCCTGCAAAGTGCCGATCTCTGTTCCTTTTGAGCCTTCACGGCGAGGTAGCCAGAAGTCTTCCTGCATAGTCATAAACTTGCGGTCGTCTTTTAGCTCACCAGTCTGCGCATCATAAGAAAGCTTGTTCTTATAACGAGCCATAAGGTCTCTTACATATTGTTCTGCTTTAATACGTGGTAGGTTTCCTACGTCGATATAGAAAATACGACGATCAGGAGCACGTGAAAGGTGGTAAATGATAGTTGAATCTTCTAGCGAGCGAAGCATGTTTAGAGGCTTAATTGCGCCATGAAGATACGAAAGTCCCATCTGCTGACTTGCATCAGTTAGGCCAGATGTAACGTGAATGATAGAGTCGGGCTTAATTCTCAAGCCAGTAGTGCCTAGATTGGCTACAACTCTACCACCATAGTTCATACCATTTTCGTGATAGATATAGTATTCTTGCTTAGTACGGGTAATGATAGCGTCTGTCGCCGGGTCTCTTACCTTAACAACTTCGCGAATCTTTCTGATCTTACGAGGATCAATATAGCGAAGTTCTTTAATACCTTCTAGAGGTCTTTTTTCGTCAATCACGACATGAAAATACTGTCTTCCTTCAATGTACCAACGGCGAAATAGCTCGTAGCACATATTTTTGAAGTCTAAGATGTCGAGAATGTTCTTGAATTCTTGCTCAAAGACCATTTTCAGGTCTGGAGAAACGTTTAGGTCGTCTAAAATAAGCTGAACTGTCTCTTTACCTTCTTCAACAACAATTGCTTCATTAACAATTTCGTTGATTGCGCGATCAATTTCTGGCTGAAGAGCCATCTCGCGATATTTGGCGACTAGTTCTGCTTCTGTTCTTACAGTACCATCAAGATCAATATAGGTACCATAAGCGCCTCCAGCAGCGACAACAACAGCCCCGTCATCCTTTTGTTCAGGAGCGAAAGAGCGTTGTGAATCGGGTACTGATGGGCGCTTTATGTCGAATCCGAAAGCTTGACGTAATCTATCGCCAAACGTCATCGGAGCATCAAGTTGAGCCATTATTTAATTTCCTGTGTTCTTTTGAAAACTCTACCTGGGTAGTAGCCTGCAGGAACGTCACCTCTGCACTTTTTATTTATAGTGCCATTTGTAACCCAGAAAGAACCGTACTGGCTGCTCTGCTCTCCTGTAAATCTACCTACAAGAGCTTTCGAAATATTAGTTTTTGTTTCTGCAGAATGCTTATAATTCTGACGATTGTTAGATGTGCGTTCTACTTTGCTTTGAGACTCGCGCATTTTTAACTTCGTCTGCTCGCTATGTTTGCGGCCAATTCTGCTTTTGCTCATTTTTTGGCGAGAAGCATCTGTGTGCTTATGTCCGCCTTTGTATAAAAATTTCCCATCACCATTATGCATATTATAGAAGTTCTGATCGTTGCGCGCGTCAACAGCTTTTAAAATCTTGGTTTCAAAATTTATCATGCTATCATATGACCCACTAGCTAGTATTTGTCTAGTGAAATCCTGTGGACGTGCATTGTATTCTTTTAAAAAAAGTTTGGATGAAGCTATGTACCCATCACAAACTGATCCTTTATGAACACCAACGTACAACTTTTGGTGAACATGATCAGTCCAGCAATAGGCAAAAGCTTCATCCATTCAAGTCTATTAAGCTCCGATGTTCAATGACAATGACGGAGTAGGAGCGTCCGACAATCCAACTGTCGAAGCGTCAGTTGGCTGCCAATAGTCATAAGCAAATTCTACGTCAAACATTTCAATCTGGTTTGTAGCATCAAAATCCAGCTGAATAGGTGATACAGTTACAGGGAACGCACCAACCAAAGTGTAGATTTTTACTTCATGACCAGCCTTTGAGAACTGGATTACAGTAATATCGCGCTTATAGTTGTTAGGATCGGTAGAACCATTTGAAGCGCCAGCAGCAGGAGCAACGCGAGTTAGAAGATTTGGCTCACGAGAGTTTAGAATTTCGTGCCAGTCTTCAAATACGTTACGTACTCTGAAGTCTTCGTCGTTCATAACTGTGCAAGACCAGTTTGGAAATACTCGGTCGCCAGTTACTTTTACCTTACGGCCCATGTAACCAATATCGATTGAATCAACAAGTGATGGAGGCAAGCTAGCAGCTTTAGCCATCAGTGAAACTTTAGTCGATAGAGTAGGGCCTGTAGATGTACCAAACGATGTAGTTGTTCCAGATAGAGTAGGGAAATTAGGGATAATCACCTGGAACAAGGTTGGTCTAGCGCCACCTAGCACTAGACCGTTTGCCTTGAAATCGTTGATTGAGAAAGTCATGTAAGAAAAACTCCTTTATTGATATTATTATTTAGCAGGTTTAATTCAAACTTAGAACTTTCCAACCACTTCTGTAAAGCTTACACCAGTACCAACAGCCACGAAGTTAAGCGTGATGAAGTTGATTGCACGTGCAGGCTTAATATAGATATCACCAACGAACTGGTTCGTGTCGATAATATATGGAGTGTTGTTAGTATCATCGCACACTACCAAGAAGTCAGTAATACCACGACGGCCCTGAACATCTCTTAGGTAAGGAACGATTAGATTACGGAATTGAGCACGAGTAAACGCATCATTGAATTCGAATAGTGTGTACTGTGCTGCCTTGCTGATTGCCTTTTCAAGTACAATAAACAAACGACGTACGTTAATACGATCGAATGCAGATGGCTTAGACTGTAGAGTCTTATCACCATATAGAATTGTACCCTGACCAGGGAATGTTACGTATGGATTTACACCATTCTTGTATAGAAGATCGCGATCAGCCTGACGTGGGTTCCATGCAAGCTTAACAACGTTCTTAACCTGACCACGGTTGAAACCAGCTGGTGACCACCATGCATCATTTGTAGTATCTGTACGAGCACATAGACCAGCAGTATCACCGTTCATAGGAACGTAGCGATATAGGTCATTATAACGATCGTACATGTACTTATAATTGTTATCAAGAACAGCGTAAGAAGTATCGCGGCAAATGTTACGGAAGTTAACACATGCTTGAGCTTCGTTACCCTTGTTGTTTACAACGTCTGCGTACTGAGGAGACATGAATACAACGCAGTCCATACGAGGCTGAGCAATATTGTCAACTAGGTAGTTACCCAATGTTGAAGATCTTGCCTTACCAGCTAGAACTAGCGAAATATCTACTTCTTCTTTTGACTTAAACAAGTCATAGGCGCTCATTACAGCAGATAGTTCAATATTTGATTCGTTTGCACCGTCAGAACCATACTGGAATGAGTATGATGCACGAGCAGTTGTAGTATTAGCTAGGTTCAATGAGTCTGCAGTTGCTAGACCTGGTAGGTCATTAACAATGTAAACGTAATTTGAACGATCGTTAATAACTGTCTTTAAGAACGCGTTTGTACCATCCAATGATACAGCATCGTTTGCAAGAGATAGTGAACGATATACTTCTAGAACAGTACCAGGTACGCCAGTAAAATCACCCTTGTCGTCAACAACAACTACGTGAACTTCGTCGTTATTGATTGCAGTGTTACCAAAGTTACGCTGATATGCAGACTGGCCAGGAGCAGATTCTACTACGTTATGGAATTCCCAATAGCGAGAGATTGTGTTACCAGTAGCCTGGGTATAAGTCATGTTTGAAGATAGCTTATACACGTCATTGAAGTTGATCTGGAATACAGCTGTGTTACCAACAGTGTTGGTTGTGCTGATTGAAGTAATCTGCATGTACTGAGTACCAATATCAGAGTTACCAACCTGCAACAAGTCTGTAGCAGAGATCAAAGCTTTAAAAGCAGTTGCGTTCGCTGTTGCGTTAGCAGAGCTGTTTGAAATAATCGTTACTAGTGTTGAGTTAGAATTGGTGTTGATGTTAAAGCTTACGTTAGCACCAAACGATGCAAGGTTAATGCTTGATGTGTAACCTGTTGAGTTACCACAAACAGAAACACGTAGCGAGTTACCCAATTCGCCTGGATAACGAGCAACAAACGCCAAGTCTGTATCGAATGTACCAGCTTTTGCTAGGTAATCATCCTTATTTTTGATTGTCTGGCCAGCAAGGTTAGCAACAGAACCACCAGTAATAGCCATAGCAGAGAAAGCTGTATTTGACTTAAACTGAATTACGTCTGAAATTGTATTTGCTAGGGCTTGAGTACCAGCTTCTACAGTAAAAGCTGTAGAGTTAACAATGCTTGCAATCTTTGAACCAACAGCCAAACCACCGTTTGCAGAACCAATAATGTCCATGCCAACAGCTAGCGAACCAGTATTACCAGTTGTAAGAACAACGGTTACTGAGTTAGCTGTAACGTTTGCAGTTACTGAAGGCGATGAACCAGAAGTATTTGCAGCGCGGGCGACATAAAGAGCATTAGTATAAGCCAAAAAGTTAGCAGCTGTGAAGAATGTTTCAGGATTTAGGTTGGTAGGAAAGCCGAATCTATTAACCAGAGATGTCTCTGAGTCAATAAGAATACGCTCACCAACTGGGCCCCAGCGGAAAACGCCTGCGATCGCACCAACAGATGTAGAAACCTGTGGTATGATCGTAGTAAGGTCAATTTCCTTAACCTGTACGCCTGGTGAAATTAATGAACCCATTTATGTCTCCCTTTGAAAGAGTTGTTATTTTTATAGAGGTCGTTTTATATTTATAAAATGACAGGATTCATTATCGTTCAAAATAGAACGTGTCACGTGATGTGCTAAACCATGCATCTCCATCTTCAACTCTCGGCGCTTCTTGGGCGCCATCATCAATAAATCCAAAAGGAGTTAACTCGTTCATCAGGTATTCATCTGACTTCTCTCGCATCTCTACGAGAGTATTAATGTCTGTTGTGTCTTTGAAGTATTTAGTCTGAGTAATCCAACCAAAAAGCACAAGCGGCATTACCAAATCGTCATGCTTACCCTCTTCAGCCTCATATGAAGCGTTCTTGCGAGAGAATGTAGACAATTCATAGATTGTTTCTGCATCGTTGATAAGCAGCTGATCCTGTTCAATTAACAGCTTTAGAAGAGAACAACCTGTGGCTTTTACTGTTTTTGTAGTACGTAAACCTCGATCTGTCTTGCCAGTTTGGTATGATTGAGTAATTCTCTTACCCATTTTACCAGCGCTTTCAGTAAATAGAACGTTCTCATATTCATAATCAAAGTATAGAGTTTCAGCTGTTTGCTGACCAATGTCATTGATTTCTACCATAATAGGACATGCGCCATACTGACGTCCTATACGATTTATGATTTCTGCAAAGTCGCCTGGTGTAACCTGGTTGCTTCTATAAGTTAGTACTTGCTTATATGGCATTTCAGTGATGTCAATTATCTGAAGTGTAGAGTAGTCAAGAAGTTTACCTCTCGATACGTCTGCCACTCCCATATATTGTCGATTCTTATCTGGCTTGATCCACATTTTGATACCTTCGTTTTCGACGATAGGTAGTTCAGGAGTCATTGTTTCAAGCTTCCAACCAGCAATAAGAGTACCAGATGAACCTAGGTATCTGTTTTCGTATTCTTGTGCGAATCGTTCTGTGTTGAAGTTAAGACCAGCCAGAGTTTCTTCATACCATTGTTGACCTCGACCAGGAACTCTAGTCCAAGGAACAGAGATAAGATTGTAGCCGTTTTTGCCTTCTCTAGCAAGTTTGGTAATCTCCCAGAAGTGGTTTAGACCATTAACAGTCGAGATTAGGCAAATCTTGGTAGTAACACCTGAGGTAATAGTAGGAAAGACCGATGTAAAGAAGTTCTCCCAGTTTTCAATAAAAGCCGCCTCGTCAATGATCAACATGTTGATGGCATAACCACGAATGTTGTTTGACGTTGTAGCAGCTGCTAGAACTCTCGATCCATTTTCTAGTTCAAACTTACCTTTGTTCCATTCTACTACACCCTGCTGAAGCCATTTGGGCAACATTTCATATGCAGTCATGATTCTGCTTAGAATTTCTCGAGCAGTTTCACCTCTGTTTGCAAGGATAGCTACGGTCTTATCTTTATTGAATAGGATGTACCACAGAACGAATACTGTGATAGCTGTTGTCTTTCCAGACTGACGAGCACATTCTGCAACTGTTCTTCTATTATCGAGAGCAGATTGAATAATTTCGCGCTGATAGTCGTAAAGCTTGATCTTGATCTTACCCTGATCAACGTTTACGATGTACATATGGTTCTCAGCAAAATACATTGGATCTTGAGAACACTTTATATATTCCTCAACCAGTTTGGGTGTCCAATTGATTGGGGTATTAACTTTCTTTAGGGCGCTCGATCCACGATAGCCCTTGTCATATTGACTCATTACTTTTGTTTAACTTTCTCTAGCATATCGGCCAGTTCAGCAGTTGAACCAACAAACAGATTCTGATTGACTGTCTGAGGGCCTTTGCTAGCATTTTCTTTTAATTTAGTATCAGCATCCATCTGCTTTATTTCAACAAAAGCTTTAGATGATGCTAGTGCGGTTGTTAGTAGTTCGTTGAGTACTCTATAAGCGCGAGGATCTTCTGTTTGTTGAGCGATAGTAGCCATTTGTGACACTGCAGTCATAGTTACTTCTACAACGCTTTCAAGATTGCCTCTAGCAGCTTCGTAATCGTCCTCAGCTGTTACTGGAGTTACTTCAATTTTATTTGCAGGTACCAGGGGCTGAAGACCCATTGCCTGCACTATGTTATCATTAGACATTAATAGCCTGTATTATTTAACTTGTTTATAGCACTAACATGAAGCACTCTATGCTTATCCCAAGCTTTCTTTTCTTTACCTGACATTGACATATACTTCTTCATATTAGGTTGCTTTTTCAGTTCAGCATGATGATATGCTAAACGTTCTTTCTTATTAGGTACGTAATCTGGATCAACTTCTCCGCCTGGGTAGCGCTTTTTATGATCAATTGAACCTATTTTACCTACACGAACAGCATGATTTGCAAACTGACCATTTACAGTAGGCATTGCTTTACGTTTTGTTTTAACAAATTGATCATGAGTAGGGTCAACATAATGACCCACCTCTGGAACTTCAACCCAAGAGTGGCCACCAACTTTTCTAGATGCGCCTCTAACAGCTTCAGGCGCATCTTTATGTTTTGTTGAACTTACAACTGTAGCAGACTTGTAGCCTTTATTTCTTAAAGCATCTGCTACTTTACAGCTCAATTCTGTACAGTCTCCATATTTTGCAAGCCTGTCTGGTTTTTTACCATAATGTTGACGTCTTACTTCAGAAGCTACAGCTCTTATAATAGGTTCATGTTCTGATCTTAGACGTTCTTGAAGATATTGAAGTACTGTCTTCATTAGTTACCTGCTAATTTCATTTGCCCATTAGCTGTTACAATGTAACCATAGCTAGTATTGGCAAAAATTTGATTTGCAGCTATTGTAGCAGCTGCGTTGGTTGTTGGAGATCCGTTAGCTAGCTGACCTGGTTGTACAGTAATCGAACCAATATTTGCACCATTAGCATCAAATTTAAAGTTTTCGATTGCAAATTCAATGATAGGCTTATCTACAACAGGACCATAAAAATAAGCTCTCATTGTAAACTGCAGCGTATAAGTTAGAATACGATTCTGCAAAAGATCGCCAGAGAAGATATCTTCAATTGTTGTTGATTTATAAGTAATAGGAATATCTACAGTCTCAGCCATATCAGGTATAAGCTTCAATGTAGCTGTAAAATCTGGTGTAAACTGAGGATAAATTTGTTCAATAATACGTGTTCCGTCTTCCTGCTGGTTAACCATGATGTATAGCTCAAAGTCTATATCAAATGGCATAGGAACAAATTGTGTTTGCATCTTGCTAGCATTGTTAGGCTGCATAGCTGCAACTTGAACAGTAGAAGGCAATTTTCTAGTTGAGTCATAACGAATGTTGGTATAGCGATATGACATTCTAGGTAGAGTTAATGATGTGTCCTTATTGATATTAGGATCAGCATCAGCTCTTACCAATGTCTTATTTTTCGAACCATTTTGCAAAGGCACTTTAATAAGCTGACCAATACCAACTGATGCATCACGCTCAATGTGCAAGTTGCTAAAGACATACGCAAAGTATGCTTCATACTTTCTAAGCAGGCCAAAGAAAAATGGTGAGTGTGAAAACATTACTTACCTAATAAAACCTGTGTTGCTTCTTGAACGCTGTGCTGATAACGATGCTTCTTAGGCACCATACCTACAATTTTAATTTTGCTTATTTTAGAATGTATGCGGTATGGGGTAATAGGCCCGTCCATTTTCATACCAAACGATGAACTTACACCATGAGTATGATGTTTAGCTTCACCTGTATCTGGATCATATTGATGATAAGTCACTCTATCACCATATGTCTTGCGAATCTTTCTTTGTAATTTAACAGCACCTTTGGACATATTGTCATGCACCATAATAGCAGCATGGCCAGGGCGCCCAGACATTAAGTCAAAATATGCATGATGACCTGTTTGAGAACCTATTCTACCAGCTGTGTCGATAGCATGGTAAAGTCTTTCACCAGGTTCTTTACCAGCCTTGGTTGAAGCTCTTACATGAAAATCTAGTTGCTTGGTCTTGTTATTTACCCAAAAATGATTAGCTGTTTGATGAGAATCAAAAGGAGAAGGTTCTTCTAGTTTTGAATAAAGAGTATGCTTGCCAGAAGAACTTCTAACTGCAGTATACCCCTTCTTTTCTAGACCTTTATGATCAAACTTAAAGTCATCAGCAATACCGTGTCTTGTTCCAACTCGGTTAGCAAGTACTTCAGTAATAGTTTCTTTAAAGTCTTTCATTAGTACACACTATTATTTGCAAATGGGTTCTTTTCTGTAAAGTTAATCAGACTTTCATCCGCAACTTCGTCTCTTACAGTCTTATTATCACGTGTTGGATCATATGCATTAACATTGGTTTCATACTCATCAGTTACAAGTACATCACCATCGGGAGTAGTAAGAACATTGTTAGCCTGATCTTTGAGAGCATAATCATATAGATTAGTTGAGTTGCGACGTTGGAAAGCATCAATTTCATCGATACCAGTCTCCAATTTTTCGTTGGTGTACTCAATAAGTTCGCATGTAATATCAAACACCTGCAATGCACCATGCTGATAGAACGTAGGCTTATTATCTACTTTCAAAATTTCAAAGATACGCTGATTGAGAGGAACATAAATCCAATCGCCTTCAAGAGGACGATTATATCCAGGCCTCTTGGCTGTTACTTCGTTATTAAAATGAGTAATGCCAACTGATAAAAGAAAACGTTCTCTAACTTCAAACATGCCAATCTGGCTCATAAATGCACCGGGGCCAATTAGGCCCTGGACGTTCTTAATATAAACGTCAATTAAATATGCAGAGTCAAAAATAGACTGACCATCTTCGTAATAAATTTTATCAAAGTCTATACGCTTACGGGGCATGTAATACATGTCTTGGCCATAGTTTGATATAGCCTCATTGACAATACCATCCCAAAGGTTTTGTTCGTTAGCGTAATCAAAATTTTGAAAAAGCGGGTTAGTCATTTGCTGCTCGTTTTCTTTCCCAAGCTAATTTGCGCGCAATTCTAAGTTTTTCACGGTGCACCGCACTGCGCCCAGAATGCTTTTTATAAATTTTGCGAGGTGCTTTTGATATAGCATCTTTTTGCTCTTGCGACATAGGACCTCTTTTACGGCCTAATTGAGCAAGTGCCATTTTAGCTCTTGCTTCTGGTGTTCTTTTTGAGCCTTTATTACGAGCAGATATCAATTTTTTAGTTTTTTCTGAAGTCTTCTTACCAGAAGCACCTTGTCCGCCTAATGTCATATTTCTTAAAATACCACCATCTACTTTTCTTCCAAACAGCTGTATATAAAAAATTTCAAGATCAAAAGCATCTTGTTCATGCAATTCACTATGCCAAAATACTATTCTGTTCTTATCTTTAGGCACACCAACAGTGTGTACAGGGCTATAAGCTCTATAGTTCTTTCCTTTACCCACATAGTAAGGAGACCCGTCTTTTCTTAAATATGCATAAATGTAAAACAAAAATTAACCTATATAATCCATTGGAGGGAGTGAATAGCTACGAATAGCATCTGCTTCAAGAGCAGCAATTTCTGCTACTGCATCATCATAAATTTTTGGATTGAACTCCTTGCCATTTGGAAGCTGCATACCTACATATTTGTAAGCAATATTGGTGCCCCATTGCTTTTTAATTAAAGCAGTAGTATACTTAATTAGCCAACGATCGCCCCAAACGTCTGGAAATAACTCAGGGTCAATTACTTGATAGCATTCAAGTACTAGATAAGAACCTGTTGTCACTTTAGCCCAGTCAATATCAATGTAGCAACGGTCCAAGTGCTTAGAATAACGATACATTGGACGTCCAACTAGAATCTCTTCGATCAAACGAATATGCTGCATAGCCATATAGTAAGGCACAAGCGATACGTTTGTTAGAGTATAAAGATCGTTCAGAGCAATCTGATAACGAATGTTGAACATGTTTTGCACATTGAGAGCATCACCAATAGGAAAGATGTTAACAACGCCCATGATGTTTTCAGGCATTGGAATCCACTTATTAGTAATGTCATCAGCTGTAATTTGATGCTTGTAATACATCTTTTCAACAGCTTCTGCATTGTAATCAACATACCACTGCATAGCGATGTCAATAGCATCGTCAATTTGTTCGTCAGTTACTTCTACGTTATGAGCACCTTTGCCAAGCTGTCTAAGGCATAGCTCAGCAAATTCTCTACGTGATCTTGGGATAGCCATTACTCAACCTTCTTAGCTTTTACATTATCGATATTTATAGATGAAGTAATAGCAGTAATTTTTTCCTGCGTACGACCCCAAGCTGTAACACCAATAATAGCAAGCATAGAAACATGAAAAAGCCCCCCGCCCTGAAGGGTGAGTGGCTGCCATGCGGCTACAATGCCAGGATTTAATGAAAATGCGGCGATAATGTAGGGAGTAATAAGGAAGTCAAATGCGTTGATCACAAGATACAACCATGCTATAGCAGGTCTCCACTTATCATGGAACCAGGTATAGTTTTCTTCCATAGGAACCTCGCTGGCTGGTGTTTATGAGTATTTATCCAGCCAGCGAGCTTGTATTATCTAAACTTAGTGATCATATACGCTGTTGTAGGCGTCATGAAGCAGAAGAATGCTGAAAGATATAAAGCATATCCAGGTATTGCTAATGCTGATGCTGTTAAGAATGATACAGTAGCTAGAACGATCGAAACCAATAGAACAGGCATTACAACCCTAGGATTGAATGCTTTTGGATTGAGAATCATACCAGCTGTAGTAAACCCTGCAGTTACTTTAAGCATACCATGAAGCAATGTGAGATAAAGAATATCTGCTCCAGAATTTGCAATTAAGATAACAATTAGAGCAAATGCAATGAACGAATACCTAGCATATTGCAATGATTGCTTTTCATTCCAGCCTTTCATTTCAGCCACGTCATGTCCAACGATGCTGCTAATAGAAGCAATGAAACCATCAATAACAGCAATTAGAGCTGCAAAAATCATAAAGATGATTGGAATTAAAGCCCATCGTCCAATAAGCTGATCGATAGCATATACAAAGTAATAGAGCTCATTGCCCTTTGGTACTACAACAGTTCCAGCCGCAGCGCCAATAAAACCAATAGAGCCAGCAAGAAAAATAGCGCCGGCGAATATAAGAGCGCCGTATCTGAAAGCTTGCCCCACTCTCTTTTTGTCACGTACTGCGTAAGCTGTTTGAGTAAATCCATTATCGATCCATGGTGTTGATAAGTTACTTAAGAAAAACGCGCCGCCAAAAGTTGAAAATACCATCCATGCATGTGGAGTGCCTATAAATTCCCAACCATGGCCTTTAATACCTGCCAAATTAAGCCCGGTGCCAATATATAATAGATAGGCTACACAACTTCCCAAGACAAGATAGATAGTGCCAAATTTGATCATATCAGAGTATACAGAAGCTCTATACCCTACACGATATGAAAGTAAGAATGCAGCTGCCATAATAGCTACAGATAGTGCAGCTTGGTTTATTCCTGTTATGATGGCTAGTGTTTTTGATAGTGCAACAACCATTGTAACAGTGGTCGCAACAATCAATGCAGCAGATACTGCGATATATACTTTTTGCAATCCGGTACCATATTGGCTTTTTATAAAGCTAGAGAGTGTATAACCATTAGGAAATTTATCTCTAATCTTCTGTGCACCATATGAGAATAGAATTAGTGTAAGAATGTTACCTACAGAGAACCAAAAGAACCCTATCAAGCCGTTATAATAGGCTTGGAACGAACTTAGAAAGAAAGCTGGTGCCCAAATCCATCCTGTACCAGCTGTAATAGCTGCTAGAACTGGATTTAGATCTCGGTTTGAAACCAAGAACCCGTCTTTGGTTGAACCGTATGCATATTGTCTATTATAGTAAATTAGGCCGTATACTGACATTAGGAATAGTATAGCTAGCCCAAATACAACTTCAGTCGCAATCATATTTTAACCTTTTCTTGATATAGTCGTTCAATATGTTCTTCATAAAACTCTTGATGATCGCTGTTGCTCATCATCCACTTGGAATAGAAATTGCTGCCAGTTGATCTATAACGTTTTTTGAGGAATGAATACTCAGCATTGCCTGTCATTTTATAGAGCCACATTCGTTGTGGCATTTTGTCTGGTTGTTGTTCAATAATAGCAGGTCCGTTGACCATTGCCCATTGCACAAATGGATCCCAATCAAAGAATCGATATGATTCAGCTTGCTTATTTGAGATTAGTGTGATTGATGCATATGATTGTTGATGCATCGAGAAGTTCATTTTATACCACCATAAGAATTCACGATATAGCTTGAACTTGTAGTTGGCATGAATAACAGCTGGCATAGTAAAGTCAATGACTTTCTTACCCTCTACATCTCCATGAATTTGAAGTACGGCATCCTGCCAGTCTTTATCTAGAAGATCAACTCTCCACTGAGGTGCAAATATTTGCTGTTTGCCATATAGCTGATCTGCAGTGTGTCCATCAACAAAAATCTCATCTGGCCCAATATTAAGTACTTTGTTGTATAGATGAGCTCGTCTCATTCTAGGATGGATTTCACATTGCAAACCAGAGTGCTTGATATAACGATCAAATATTGGACCTGACTCTACTACAGAATCATATGTACCAATCACTTTGATGTTTTCGCGTTCATACTCATTAGTATTAGCAATAAATGCTAGCACAATGCAAGTTGAATCTAAACCGCCTGACCATAAAATATTAATTGGTTTATTGAGACTTAATAATGCACCTGTTCTTGCATTTATAAGGACGTCAAAAGTAGTATGAATATCCTTATCCTCATAATAAGGCTGATATGCTGCAAGAGGTCTTAGCCAATTGTGTATAGGAAGAAAGTGTCTAATATGACCAGAGCGATCATGAATAAACTGAGTGAACGGACCAAGGAAGGAACGAGGATGATAAAAATTCTTGATATATTCGTCATCATCTGTAATAATGCCTAGAGCTCTCAGCTTGTCTCTATGTAGCCAAACTAGCTGAGGCTGGTAGTTCATTATCTTAAGAGCATTCACGTTCAATGATGTCATCATCTACAACCCAAAAATTATCGCCAACAAGTTTTACAAATCGTATTTTATTTAAGATTAGATACTCTTTATTCTTTATGAACAGCTCTGAATCTGAATTCAATATCTCGCGCTCTGGCATCCACACATAAAGAGGTGAACCAACCTGTGCAAACATTGTTTGAAAGCTGGTATCTGTCTGAGAATTAAAATTCCATACTCTATTTAATGAATATATCTCATCTGGAAAGCTAGATGATGGCTTATCCATCTCATATAGAAAATGTAGTTCTAGTTCCCAAAATGGCTCATCAAACGTCGGTGATTCCATACTCAGCGGGATCAGGCCTGTATATTTCACCTTTAACCTCCTTCAAAACCAATCCAAACATATGATACATGCACCCAGCTAGAATGCCTAGATTATATGCATATTCATTGTTGCATGAATAATACCAAGACTTACCTTCATTGTACATACATGATCCGGCGCATAGCTGCAGCAGAGGGCAATTAGAACACTCTTTGCGCTTGCTCCAATGCCACGATGTATTAAGCTTTACACCTTCCATATTAAACACATGGCCAATTTTATGCTTACCTTCACCACCCACATTTTGACATGTTGTAACGTTACCAAGCAAATCAACAGCAATAGACGAAGGAGTATCCATTCCACATTTTTGTGATAATGCAGAAGAAGGCTTAAGAGTGTTAAGCGATTCAAAAAATCTTTGCATCTTATTAGCAAAAGCGCTAGGAATTTGATCGGGAGAACGAGAGCATGCCTTGGCTACAATACGAGTTAGTTCACCATACTGCTCATCTGTAAAAATGTTCATATCATCTTCATAGTTGATAATAACACCTTCAAAGCTTACTCTGGTCTTTTTACCAAAACGGCTCTTGAAGAAGTGTTCGATTTTCTCTACATCATATGAGATTGGAGAAAGAACCGCATTAAAAGCAAATCTGTCACCCATTTTCTTGAGCATGTATTTGATAGTCTTGCAAAGTTCTTTATCGTCTAATGGATCAGGTCCTCTAAGCATTTGACCGGGCCCATCATGAGAGATAGCTACCCAAAACTTATTATCAGCCAAATAATTTACAATATCTTTGGTAAGCAATGCACCGTTAGTAATCATGCTAAACTGAGCTTCAGGGAATTTCTCTTTGAGAGCTGCATGAAGTATTTCAATCTTATTCCAGTAAAGAAGAGGCTCTCCTCCCCAAAATTCAATTTTACGAGGAATACTCTTAAGCCACTTATCTAAATGAAACAAAAACATTTTAGCATCATTTGTAGATGCCTTTGCAGCTTTATCTACTTCATGTCTCTGTAAACAATACGAACAGGAGTAATTGCAGGAAAGACCCATTTGAATTTTGAGTCTATCAATTTTATTAGCGTCTTTCTTTCCAGGATCTTCTGGAGATACAGGAAAGATATCTTTATATTGCTTGGGAGTTAAATTCTGAATTGCAGGCTGTCCATCAGGCTGCAACAGATTAGAAGTGTGAGGATCATAGAATAGTGAAAAGTCTTTCTCACCATTAGTCATTACCAATTCAAACATATTAAACCTTTGTTACAGTAAACGTTCTCGATCTTGCTATGAAGTCTAAACCTACTTTGATAGTAGCAGTTTCACCAGAATTCATAGCTGTAGCATCAAATGGAATTAGTCCTATCTTATTTGTGATAGAAATTGTTTTAGGCGCATAGCCTTTATCTGTCTTCACATAAAATGTGCCCCACTCTGATGGAAATGGATCAACATCAGCTGCAACTGTAAAAGTAAGATTGGTAAAATTGCCAACTGCAGTTGGGCCGGTATAATTGATAGTAAACGGGATATTTTTGTCATGAAGAGAAAACCAATCCTCATCAGCCATTATTTCAATTTGCAAATTGGTTTGAATATGTGCTTCAGGATGAGCTCTAATGACTATAATATCTTCTGCTGTCTCAACAGCATTGTGACGTCTTAAGAAAGCAAGACCAATACATTTTCTTGTTTTTGGATCAGCTGCTTCCATAAATGTAGGGTAAGGACCAATTGTATTGCCTGTATCATAAAAGAACATAGCTTGCAAAGAATAGCTAATATAAGCTCCAGTATAGCCTATATTTGGCAATATTGGGTCACTAACATTCCAACCACAAAAACCAAAAATACCAGCCTTATTAGGAAGGTAGGGTTTGTCATCCCAAAAAGTATCGCGGTCAATGGTCCAAATATGACATCCCTGATCAGGAGTTATATTGTAAAAATCATAACCAGCTAGAATATCGTGAGTCTTAACAGTAATTAAAGACTTGTTTTCAATTACAGAAATAAAAACAGGGCATTCTGAACGCACTGGAGATTCATTAGCATGGTTTAAAACCACAAGCCTTGTCATTATTCACAAGCTCCGCAGTTTGCACAGTCAGCCGGGACACAGGCGCAATTAGTATCCCAAAACATTGTAAGAATACCTGTAGCGTTATTAAATGAAGCAGAAGAACAAGCTGCATATGATCCACCATAAGGATTTGTTCCATCACCACCAGATGAAACAGATACGCCTTTAACTTGTGCTGACAACGAAACTTGCGCAATAGGGACGATACCTGAGTTGTCAAATACAGTTGTGCTGTTAACTTTAAATGCCATCTTAACCTTAATATAATACTAATATGTTGCCTGAAATATATGTTCTATATGCAGCTGCATACCCTGTTGGGGTGCTTGGCGCTCCAGTCACTCTTGCAACAGCATATGGGTTATAGTTACCTGGTCCTGAAGCGATAGATACAGACGTTGGCATAGTACTAGGTTTATCTGGAATAACACCGCCTGGAACACGTGCTGAATTGTCTACAACAGTAGTGGATGAAACTTTAAATGCCATATTACACCGTTGATAATGTTAGAACACCGACGCTATATGAGGCCGCAATAATAACTGTATACCCACCACCAATTGATGTGGAAGTAGCTACTCCAGTATTGTTAACGCGCGCCCATGGTACGTAACCGGAATTATTTGCAACAACTGTTGTGCCAACTTTTAAAGCCATTTTAGCCTCTTGATTTTAGCTCATCTAGCTGAGATTGCAACTGATTATATTTATCAGATAGCTCATTAATTGCTTCAAGGAGAACAGGAACAAGTCTTACGTAATCAACTGTTAAGTAATTTTCACCTGTTTTTGAAGTGCCTTCTGGTGTTCTGTCAAATGGAGCTCTTGAGACCAGTTCTGGGAATACTGCTTGAACTTTCTGGGCAGAAACACCAAACTTAATATCAGCAGAGATATCAGGATCGTATTTGAGAGCAGTAGCGCTAGGAACATATGCAAAACCTTTGATTGTTTTAAGTTTAGCTAAAACGTCCGTCAAATCAAACACATGATCCTTAAGTCTTTCATCAGAGAATGATGTAGTAACGTCACCAGAAGCAACAATATTACCAGCAACGTGGAATGTATCAGATGGTGAAGTACCAACGCCTACACCAGTGCTTGTTGCAAATAGTTTGCTCGTTCCATTGACATGCAAAGTTGTAGTTGAACCGCCCATCAATAGAGGCTGATAGGAAGCAGAAAAAGTATTATCTACGCCTTCAACCTGTGATGATGTAGTATTGGCCCATATACGAACGCCTTTAGTTGAACCAGCAAAACCAACGGAGAACGATCCGTCAACCATACCAATTCTTAAAGATGTTGAGTTTACAAAGCAGTTCGAGCCTACAATTACTGTAGTTGTGTTAACAGTACAAATACCTACTGATACAACACCCTGTGTGATTGTTGTGTTGACGGTAGCATTACCGACTGCTATGCTTGAGGCACCAATTGTGGTATTGCCTAGCGTTGCTACGCCAGTAGTACCGTCAATTGTCATATTGCCTGTTACAAGGCCGTTTCTAGCTATAAATGGAGTTGATACCACTTGGTTCCCTTTCCCCTAAGTGTTTATTGTTATTTATCTATGAATAAGTTCGGCAACCAACATGTCGTTATCAGGATAATACCAAGTCGTGCTGTTGCTTGTGTAATATTGACATGAGAATTGATCACCTGGGTTAGCAAAAACCGTAGAATTGAGCATGCTATAATTTGATTGCTGTGTAGTAATTGTACCAACTTCATATTGATACAACGAACCATTAATAGCAAGGGCCCTACCAATTGTAGCTGTTACAGAATCGTTATTCCAGAGCTGTACACGATACATAACTTTATAAACACCAGCAGCACCAACAGTTATTGCGTTTGGACCGTTATTATAACATGTCGTAGCACCTGTAAAGGTATTCAGTGGCATTGTTTGCCAGTTAGTAGCGGTTGAGTTCCAAGCACCTGCGCCAGTATAAGTTCTAGTGCATGCTACTGCAGTCGGTTCTTGTATACAGTTGATATAATATGTACCTGATGGGCTCAGCCAAATTCGAAATGCTTCAGTGTTTCCAACAAGAATAAACGTATTATAACCAGTACCGCGGTATATAAATTTTGAACCAAGAGTACCCGCATGAGTAATATATGCACCCTGAAACGTAGCAGGCGATCCAGTAGCAATGACTGTAATGCTCCAGCCATATGATAATGTTGTTGGGTCGGGTAGTGTTAAAATGCCATATGTTCCTAATGCCAATGCAAAAGTTTTACCATGGTCACTTGCTACTACTGTAGCATTGCCAGAGCCTGTTACAGACACTACATTATAGCTTGTAAGCGTCGACCAGTAAATACCTGTTCCGTTTGAAGTCAAAAACTGGCCGTTGGTACCTATTGTGCCGTTAGCAATGATAGCATTTGCTGATACATTAACTGCGGCGATACCATTGGCTGTTATATTAGCCTGGAAGATATGGTTGTTCGACCAGGTATATGCTGAGCTTGTAAGCGTCGACCAGTAAATACCTGTTCCGTTTGAAGTCAAAAACTGGCCGTTGGTACCTATTGTGCCGTTAGC